AGGAGTCTTAGTTGCCTCACCAGGGAACAACTTCTTGCCATCCTCGTCGCAAATCAGGCACTTCCAGACGCCCTCCCAAAGAGGAAGCTTCACGCGAAGAGTAGGCGACTTGGTAAGGTCAGGATTTCCAGTAAGCTTATCCTTGGAATACTTGAGCATAGGAGTGTAGAGCGCATCAATCACCTCAGGGCTGGTGTGCTGCTTGCCAAACCAATCCTTAGAATTGGCGAGCGCATCGGCCTTGATCTTTGCCTCAAGACCCTGCATATTTCGCAGAAACGCTGCAGTGTCAGCATTGTCATACTCGCCACGAGGAAATTGCAACGACATTTCAAACTTTCCGTTGCCCTCAAACTCCGAAGCTCCCCACGTGAGCATAAGAGGAGTTGAAATTCTCAAACCAGAATTAGTAGAACTATTAAGAATATTGACGCTCTTGCCACCGGCGGCATTTGCCTTGGGTGCAGAATAACGAATATTCTGAGCGCTAAATTGGGTTCCATCAACGATTGTCTCGGCCATGCTTGCTATGATACTTATAATAAAGGGGCTATCTTTAAATCAATTTTTTTTTGAAATGTTATTATAAATGAAAATCCGTTTCACAAAACGAGACCAAATATGGTTTCGTGTCTTTAAATAATAATATTATTAATAAAATGGTTCAAAAAGATTTCTATATTGTATATATAAGAAAATGATTAGCGGAAAGTATACGGATATAAATTTCATTAAAAAGAACGAGACTCTTATTTCTGTTATTTCAATAGAAGATTACAATAATATTCTATTTTCAAAGTGTGAAAAAACGATGCCATCTCCCAAAAAACTAGAAAAAATTAATAACGATAATTTGTGTTTACCAACTGTTGATAATTCTGATATTCTTTTTAAATATAATTACAACGTGCAACAGTTGAAGCAGTTTGCAAAGCAATATAAGTTGAAGGTTTCTGGCAACAAAAACGAGCTTCTAGGCCGCATTTATGTTTTTTTAAAGTTATCAAAAACGATTGTTCACGTTCAAAAGATATTTAGAGGATTTTTACAGCGCAAGTGCAACAGATTGCATGGGCCTGCATTTATGAATAGAAAGCTCTGCACAAACGATTCGGATTTCTTAACTGGTGACACAATGACCGAACTAGATTATTCTCAATTTTTTAGCTACAAGGACGCAGACGGTTTTATTTATGGTTTTGACATTATTTCTCTCTACAACTTGATTTTGAAGTCTGGAAAACAAGTGAAAAACCCCTATAACCGCAATGACATCACAAAAAATGTGATACAAGACATGCGAAATTTAATAAGAGTGAGCAGAGTGCTCAAAGTTAATATTGACATTGATATAAAAGACGAAGTGGTGTCAAATGAAAAATCAGTGGAATTAAGAACGCTTGATTTATTTCAGAATATTGACTCTTTAGGAAATTATAGCGATCCGGCGTGGTTTTCATTACTTCCGAGGACTCAAATGATTAAATTTGTGAGAGAACTCATTGATATTTGGTCATATAGGGCGCAACTAACTAGCGAAATGAAAAAAAAGATTTGTCCGCCGGTGGGCGATCCTTTTAGGAATATTAATTTTGCTTATTTGCACAGCGAAGAAAATAACGACAATGTTAAAAAAATTGTTTTAACTATTTTAGAAAAACTCGTTAATACCGGCGTTGACAAAGATAGTAGAACTTTAGGAGCTTATTATGTTCTTGGAGCTTTGACATTAGTTAGTGAAAATGCTGCTTCATCACTTCCTTGGCTTTTTCAGTCGGTATCTCATTTTTAATTTTTCATAGTATATATTTGTGATTGGGTGGCATCACAAATATATATATTAGACCTAAAACCAACTTAAAAGGTAGTCGTCTAGGTATAGTATAGAATGGTGAGAACTGTTAAGTCTAAGACGTCTACCGATGCCCCTGTTGAGTCCGCTCCTGTTGTGAATGTTGCCGCCGCTGCGGCTGCCCCTGTTAAGGCCCCTAAGGCCGCCAAGAAGGCCAAGGCCCCTGCTACCGAGGTCGCCGCCCCTGTTGTCGCTGCCACCGAGGCCGCCACTGTTGCCGAGGTTGATTCCCTTGAGGCTTCCATCCTTGAGCAATCTACCGAGTTTAATGCCAAGCTCCAGCAGCTCGCTTCCCTTATCTCCTCCCTCAAGAGCGAGTATAAGTCCCTTGAGAAGAAGTGGCAGCGCGAGCTTAAGACTGCCCAGAAGCAGAGCTCCAAGCGCAAGCGCAAGTCCGGCAACCGCGCCCCCAGTGGTTTCGTGAAGCCTACTCGCATCAGTGACGAGCTTGCCTCCTTCCTTGGCAAGGACAAGGGCACCGAGATGGCGCGCACTGCTGTGACTCGCGATATTAATGCATACATCCGCACCAATAACCTCCAGGACAAGGAGAATGGCCGCAAGATCAACCCTGATGCCAAGCTTGCCTCCCTTCTTAAGCTCCAGAAGACTGATGTGCTCACCTACTTCAACCTCCAGAAGTTCATGAGCCCTCACTTCGCCAAGTCCGTCAAGGCTGAGGCCGCCGCCGCTGCTGCCGCTGCTGCCGCCACCGCTTAAATCTTATAAAAGAAAAAAACAAGAAAAACCATAAAAAGTAAAAAACAAGAAAAACCACAAAAAGTAAAAATCAAATAAAAAATATACAATTAAGTTGTATATTTTTCAAATGCTTATCGCGATTGCGCTCTATGCAACTTCACAAGGAAATATAAATCCATCTTCCTTCAAAATTGGACGCAGCACGGCATTATCAACGTTTACATTAACAATGCGAATCTTCTCGCACACATTCAAATTATTATTGTTATTAGTTAACTCAAACATATTATATACATTTTTCAACACATCATAATTTTCAATATAAGAGTCGTCATGTTTTTGAATCCACTCATAAAACTCAATTGTTTCCTTTGACTTTTTATACTTTTTGAAAAGCTTTGTCGTCTTCTGCAAGGTTGGACCGTTTTCACAATCATTTGTTATATTATAATCTGTGCCAGACAACACACACATTTCGCGAAACTCTTTTTGTGTAACGCCAAGCTCCTGCAAAATATACTTCATATTATACAACACTGCAGTGTGATTCAATAAACTAAAATATCTAAGGACGCGCGGACACCCATATACAAACATATCCATGTCTTCGCTCAGACAAGCCCACACTTTTTTCTTGATCACCAATAATGCGCACAACTCATCAGCCTCACCAGGAGCGACATAATATGAAACGCCACAACTTGTTATCAATTCCTTTACAATTTCTATATGTGTCTTATTTACGTATACAAATTGCTTTTTTAATGCGTCCATATTTGTAATAATTTCCTGTCGGTCCGAATCATCAATTGATGACGTTAAACACTGTTTCAAACGATTATACTCATTTTCCGCCCCCTTCTTATCCTCCTTTCTTTGCTTTAATAGTTCCTTTTTTTCAGCAGGCGGCTTCCCATCAAATATGAAAACCGGAACAATATTATAATGCCTGAATATGGAAATCATAAGATAAATATTTTCAACAAGACAGTCGTCTCCAACATACTTGTAAAGATAGATGCTGACATCAATTGCAATCTTCTTGCCGGACAAGTCGCCCATTGAGACGCACTTGATAGATTCAGGACAATTGTCCTTTAAAAATCGGTTTAGGTATTTAATTCCCATCTTGAACTTGGTTTGGCAGTTGTGGTTCTGATTTAATTATTATTAACGGTTTCAATTTTTCTTTTATGCCAAATTGATTTGTAAATTCGCTTAAACGGATTTGCTTAATAAAATATAATTATGCAGACTCGTAGTGCATCTCGTTATTTAGAAGAAGAAAAAGAATTCAAACAAACATATGAAGTAAATATTGATTTTGATGGAGCTAGCACCGCTTGGAAAGCTAATAAAAAATCAACCGGAGGAGGCTGTTATAAATATATATGCGAACATAGAAATAAAAACAATCAGAAATGCAAAAGAAATCCTATTCCTGGAGAAAATTTTTGTTCTAAGCATAATATATAAATGCGTTCCAAAACTTTTAGGCGTAAAAATAGAAAAATGTCTCGCGGAAGACGAGGTGGCCAAGAAAGACCCACATTAACGCGTCACACCACTGGAGAGTTGATGGCAATGGAAGAAGGGCGCCCTTCTCCTGCCGAGAGACCCATGTTAGCGCGATCTGATAGCCTGGATTTTGATATAGAGGAAGGTAGAGCTAATCCTCAGGTTGCAATTGATGTTCAAGAAACGCCAATTGAAAGACCCACTTTAATGCGTTCTAATAGTGGCGAATTAGATGCCATGGAAACTGGTAGAGCTGACATTGAAACCGGATTTGGCACTGGAAAAGGTGGCAAAAAGAGCAGAAAAGGAAGAAAGACAAGAAAGAGCAGAAAGACAAGAAAGGGTGGAAAAAGAAGAAAGTCACACAGACGTTAAACAATTATTTTATATTATTTTGTGGTTATAATATAAGATAAATGGCATTTTTCCCACCAAATTATGGAGATTCAAAAATGTATTCTAATTCTCGCAAATCTAAAACTGGAATAGCACCACCGAGTCAAGTTGAAGAAGATGAAGATGTTTCTTTAACTTGGCACGATGCTCCACAAGACTTGACGGATATTCATGAAGCTCAAAGACGTAAGGATGAATCTAATCATTCAGAATATCTCAAGAGAGAAAAAGTTTTTGAAGATAGAATGAAAATTAAAGACAAATACATGCAAGAAAATGTTGAACGGTTATTGCGTCCAAATATGCAACCTAGGCTTGATATTCCAAGGCAACCACAAAGTTGGACGAAGGTTGACGCTTCATATAAACCTGGTATTGGATTACTTGGAAAAGGAGAAGAAAATGATTATGATGTATATGACACCGATTTTCACGGAGGCAAAAAGAAACGCAGTCGTAGAAGTAGAAAAATTAAACGTTCAAGAAAAACTAAAAAATCAAAGAAATCAAAGAAAACTAGAAAGTCAATACGTTAACCAAGCTCGCAAAGTGACATTCTCATATTATTCAAAACAAAATCCATAGTTTTAGATTTTTTCCCTAGTTTATCTGTTCTTTTAACATTATGATAAAATCTTTGCATGCACGCAACGGATTCTATCATAGACTTTGTTTTATAATTTCTCCCAATGAACTGACAGAATGAAGCAATATTGGATGTTGATTTCTTAAACTGAAGTAGTGATAAATTGTTTGTGCTGCACCACGAGAGAAACCCTTGATAGTTATTCATTAAAATTGTTGTAATTATATAATAAGAGAGAACATTTGAGTCTTCTTTATACAAAGTTTCTCTCATAGAAGCAGAAACAGAACTATTAGAATATAGATCTTTGTATTTAAGACCCATGAAATCTAGTGTCTTTACCATCTGGAAAAATTTAAATGTTCTCTCAAAATTAATAAAAAATTCGCAATTTGATAAAAACTCATATACAATCTCAAGTTCGCTATCATTGGGTGAACGTTTTAAAAAGAAGTAACTACAAAATGCAGCATTCATTATTTCTGCCCAAAATTCGGTATAAGCTTCAAACAAATTAACATCAGATTTAACCTTAAAAATAGAGAGAATATGTTTAGTGCACTCTTCTGTGTTCATATCTGAAAAATCTAGAGCAAAATTATGAAAACTTTCATGCATTAATACCTTGAACCATTCTTCTTTTCTGAAAACAACTATTTCAGAATCTACCGGACAAGTGTATGTGAAAGCTGTATTCACATTATTTTGATTTAAAATATGAACGTTGCTTTCTGGAAGCTTTTTTTTGAGAGAAGTAAAATACAAATATAATACAAGTCGCTTGGAACATTTCTTTGAAGCATACTCATTTATAACGTGTAACCAGATTAGTATTTTTTCTATGTATTCGTTGTAGAGTTCAATCTGATACTCCGGACTATCATGTTCAACCACAAAATGGATCTTAATTTCTCTGTTCATGAGAGAAAAAGTATACGACAAATTGTATAACATATTGTTGTCAATGTGTTCTCGTATTTCTGGAGGGAAACTTCCAGGATTAAAAGATTTTGGTTTTGGAATTTGAGAAATAGTAGTAATTTTTGTCACATTTAATTTATAAAAACTATCACCTTCTTTTGCCTTTTGTGCTTTTACAAACGATTCTCCGTGTTTTATATCGTGATATAATTGCTTCAAAATATTATTGGTTTTAGAGGTTTGTTCTGAATGATTAATGCATTTCTTTTCTAAGAAAAAGGACATTAACAATTCGCTATTTTTAGTGAGCTTCAACATCTCTTATATTCTTAGTTTTTATTTTTTTATATTTGTTTTTATATATATGGAGTTATTGGAAATTATTATTATTGCGCTTCTTGTAATCATATTGGTGATTGTTCTTGCTGGACATGTTATTGTAGTAACAAAACCAGTTCCAGTCCCTGTTCCTCCCACACCCACACCACAACCTGCTCCACAACCTTCTATTGGCGGATGCGCTGGAACCAGATATGGTTGCTGCCCATACACCCAGGTCCCTAAATTAAACGAGATTGGTTCAAACTGTGTTAACCCACAATCATGAAAATAATATACTTTATATAGATTATTTAAAATTAAAATCTATATAAATATTATAAATGGACCCCAAGCCACAAAAGAAACCAAGAGGAAAAGCTAAAAAAACAAAACAAGAAGAAATTGAAATTGCTCCAGAGAATGTTGTTATTGATGATATTCCTGCCGAAATTCCTGCAGCTGAGCCAAAGGAAGAAGAACCAAAGGAAGAAGAACCAAAGGAGGAAAAAGAACCAAAGGAGGAAAAAGAAGAACCAAAGGAAGAAGAAAAAGAAGAACCAAAGGAGGAGGAACCAAAGGAAGAAGTAAAAGAAAAACCCAAATCCGATTCAACAAAAACAGTGGAGGAATTAGAAGACGTTATTGACCAATTTATTAAATTAATTGACTCTGATAATGCTGTGCTTGAACCCACCGCTGCGCTTGAACCCACCGCTGCGCTTGAACCAGTTGTTGAACCAGAGTTTGAAAACATTTTTGAGATGAAGTCTCTCTTGAACTTGATGATTATAACCTCAGTTAGACCTGAAATGCAACAAAAATACGAATTGAATCCTGAAATGGTAAAGGTGATTTCATTGATTCTTCAAAACAATTCGCAATTTTTCACTAAAATAGAAGATTCCTTCAAGAAAATTGTAGCGGATAACAAGATTGACGCAGATGATGTTCCTGAATTAATGACCTTGTTTTCCAATATGTATGAAGTTCTTATTGCATTAAAGTTGAAAAAGAAGACCATTGAATTAAGTAACGTGTGTGGCAATATTATTAAATTGGTATTCAATATTATGCTTACAGAAAAACTACTTACATTTGAGGGTGAAAGCGTTAAAAATACCACAGAGTGTTTTAACGCATTAGTGGATTCCAGCACTTCTCTCATCAAGCTCAGCAAGACAATAAAATTTAGCGCCAAATGTTGTGTTATTTGTTAATAATAATTGTCTTTTGCATATCTATCTAATTAATGAACTTTAATTTTAAAGAGAGTATCAGTAAAATTAAACAAACCCAAGTAAAAAATGCAATAGACGTGGAAAATTCGCGACTTTCAAAAACTTTTCAAGCCAATTTTGACGAATCTATTTACAAGTTTGATAAAACAGACAAAGATAAAAAAGAACCAGCTAAAATTCCTATACCATTAAAAAAAATAGCACCCAGAGTTGAAGGCGGAAATTACGTTTTGTCCTTAAAAATAAAACCAACTCCTGATAGAAATATTGAATATATAAGAAAAAATATAAGCAAAATAGTTAATGTGTATCAGAAAGACTATGATAACAGTATAAAATCTACAGGCTTTGGAGATTTCATAAGAGGAACCTACTTTATAATTCAGTTTTGTGAGAGATATAAACTGAATTGCGACGTGCAAATTAATCATCCATTTCGCAAATATTTAAAATTATATTCAAATGTTCCAGATTTGGATTTAAAAATGGAATTAGATTCTGATTTAGAAGTTAAATTTTTTGATAAAACTAATTATTATCCAAACGAGATTGCAAATGCTAATGAAAATGAAGAAATTGTTGATGAATTTGTCAACTATTTAAAGGAACAAACTTTTGAATCAAGAGTTGCTCGCGTTTACGCAATAAGTTTTAATTTTTCTCCAATTACTCAAGAACAACGGTTGTGTATGCGTTCATTGCTGGAGCCTACGGATGATTTTAAGCATTACATTTTAACTACGCTTAAAAACATGCAACTTGTTTTAAAGAATTATATTGTAATACATATCAGAAGTGGCGATAATGCATTAATTCGTAATGAAGATGTTAATATAGAATATTTGAGATGCATTCTTGGTGAGATTTATAGAATATATAAGCCGCAATACAAATACTTACTTCTCTCAGATAGCGTTAAGCTTAAACATAAAATTGTTCAAATGTTTCCAAAGATAAGTTCAGAGTTTAAAGAAATTACACATTCAGGGGAAGGCGTTGCATTAGCAGATGAAAGCGTAAAAAACACACTGCTGGATTTTTATTTATTGGCTTATTCAGGAAGAATTTTTGCTTACTCGTGTTATGATCATGGATCAGGATTTAGCCGATGGTGTGCGGAAACGTTTAACATTCCTTATAAATGCACAACTGTTAAGTAAGTTACATGGTTTGCATTTGGAACCAATGGTTAGCTCCAGCAATAAATGTTGTAGAAAATTGGCCAACTGCCATTGTTATGGATGAAGTATATGACACGGTATCATATTTTGCTATAATAGATGGACCGCCAGTAACATCAAAAGTTATTGGAGATGCATTAGATACGGTTCTTCTAAATTGAACAACGCACCCATTCAATACACTCCCTGTTGGATCAGGAAGACTAATTGTAATTGCACCAGATGTGTCATTAATCAAATAAAATTGAGCTAATGTGGTATAACCCCCCCCCTGATTAGGAAGTGTTACTGATGATGCTGTAATAGTTGGACGTCCTGAATAATTCAACCCACCTTGAATCTTCAACGTTTCTGCACTGGTTCCTAATACAATTTCATTTGACACTGTTGCGCTAGATGGTTGCGCATTATTTCCAATAACTATATTACTAAAACCAGTTGTAAGAGCTGTTCCAACATAATTTCCTATTAAAACATTTTGAGAACCAGTTGTAAGAGCTGTTCCAACATAATTTCCTATTAAAACATTTTGAGAACCTGTTGTTAGAGCCATTCCAGCAACATTAGATTCAAGTTGACATCCCACAATTATATTGTTTGAACCATTCATTAAACCAAATACTTGTTGGAAACCTGCTTTATATCCAACTGCAATGTTATATTCTCCACCATTCGCTTGTGCATTCAAATTATCTAATGTCTTGTAACCTACACATGTGTTATAGTTTCCACTAACATTTCCAGCTAATGCACCCCCTCCAACTGCGGTGTTTCCGCTCGCAACTTCATTACCGGATAACGCCCCAGAACCGACTGCAACATTATCAGACCCAGTTGTATTTTGAGATAAAGCATTTTGCCCCATTCCTACATTTCTATTTCCTATTGTATTATCATTTAAAACTTCAGAACCAACGCCAGTATTCTGCATTCCTGTTGTATTACCAGATAATACGCCAAAACCAATAGCTGTATTATTATCTCCGGAATTATTTAGCAATGCTTCATAACCAACGGCAGTAATTTGAGAAGAATTAATATCAGACTTTGCCGCATTATAACCAACGGCTACATTGCCAATTCCGGAAGTATTCGCAAATAATGCTTGATAACCAATTGCAACGTTTCCGCTCGCATCTACATTATTGGATAACGCCCCAGAACCGACTGCAACATTATACAACCCGGTTGTATTATCATTTAACGCTTGATAACCAACTGCTGTATTAGACCCTCCTTGAGTATTAGCCAATAAAGCGCTAGTGCCAACAGCAACATTATTTATTCCGGTAGTATTTGTAAATAATGCTTGAACACCAACAGCAACGTTTCCATCAGCAGTATTGTATTCTAAAGCATTTGTTCCAACGGCTATATTTTTTGATCCAGAAACATTAAAGCAAAGAGCCGCTGTTCCAAGAGCAACATTATAATTTCCCCCAACGTTCTTCAAGAGAGCATTAGACCCCAAACTTGTATTATGAATTCCTGTAGAAGTATTTAAAGATGCCCACGCGCCAATGGCTGTATTATTGCTAGCATCTACTTGAACATTTTCAAGAGCCTCAACTCCATAACTTGTATTTGAAACACTCATTGTATACAAATAAATGATATTATAAAATATGTAATTAAATTTAAAATATCATGCTAAATACTAAGAGTAGGTCCGCGAATTTTATCTCTCACCATAACCAATTGTTCAGCCAATTCAGGTTCCTTTCCTTTCAAATAATGCATCAATTTTGCATTCTTTGTCTCCATTAGAACATGCTTCAACTCTTCTATCTGCGTAAATTTTGCGCATATGGCATCAAATAACTCCTTCTCCTTTCGCTTTCCGTAAAAAGTAGGGTCAATGGAAACCTCTGCAGGTCTCAAAAGCGTTCCCTTGTATTTGCCAGAAGAGCTAGCCGCCGCCTTGGCCATCTCAGGATTCTTAGACAAGTCCGTCCCTGACTCCGCCGCAAATGACAAGTAAAACTCAGGATTGGACTCTTTAAATTTTGACCCTTGATAATAGTGCTCGGCGCTATTCCAGCGATGTCCGTCTATAACAAACGTCTTATCAGGTTCAACCCAAAAATCATCTAGTTTTCTTCGCCAATCTTTTACGGAGTGTAAATTAGAAAATTGGTGGACAGCCTCTTTTGGAACTGTTTCACCTGAACCTTTTCCAGGCAATTTACCATCAGCTGATTTATCATAGAACTGAAACACAACGGCTTCATCATATAATCCGCGGATTTTAGCATCTGACAATTCTTCAAACTTGCAAACACCCTTCGTGCTAAATTGCTCTTTGAATTTAATAAAATCAGGAATTAATGCAAACGCACCACTATTTTTCTCCATGCATTTATCAACAACCATTTTTCTAACATCATATGGTAATTCGGAAAAGGTAAACAAGTATTTCTTCTTATAAGTAATCAATTTATAGTGCCAACCCAAATAGTCAACCATAATATAAAAATCAGGCTTGAATTCTCCACGAGACTCTAATATAGTGTCGTTCAGTTGACCACAGTTCAACACATTTGCAAAGTCTTTTGCATTATGCGCTTCACTTGACAAAAGAATAAATTTAATATTTAAAATGCGTTCAAGAGTGCTTAAAGCCCAAGTTTCTGCCCAAAACTCGCACGTTTGAATCTTCTTCTTGAATTTTTCAAGAGTATCAACGTCTTTCATGAATTTATATTCGCTCAAGATATCTTGCGATACCTTCTTTTCGTTCAGCACTCTATCTCTCTGAGCTTTAATCTTTTTGGCAGATTCAATAAAATGCTTCTTTTCAGTTCTATCCAAAGTTTCACTATAAAGCTTCTTATATTTCTCATACTCAATCTCTAATTCTTTTGCGTCTTTGGTAGCGCCAATAACTGCTGCCGTATACATGTCATAATGATCTTTGTAATTTAAAAACAGTTTTTCATCTGCTTCTCCTGCCAACTTTTTTCGCAACTTTTGAACAGTTGTTTGCTGGCCAAGTTGAGCGAATGCGTCTCTAATAGTAGCAAAAAGACAATCGCCTCCTCCCTCATTATCTATAACGCCATATTTGTTGTTTTTCATAAAGGTTTCAATCCATGTTTCTCCTGCTGTTTGTTTATATTTTGCTTTAATAGATTCGGCGTCCAATTTGGTTTCCTCGTTTAAAGGCGGTAACAATGGAACCACTGCTTCTGACTGCATAAAAACGTCTTCGCGCAATTTGGGAATTTTGGGGCGTTCAAATGCTTCTTCTGAAGAGGATGAAGGTTTTTTACTTGGTTTGGCTTCTTCTTCTTCTTCATCATCTTCTTCGGCGTCCTCTTGATCTCCATCTTTAGTTTCATCTGTAACAGAGTCAGGCACTAGTCGTAAGTTTTCCAACATTTTCTTTGTGGCAAAAGTATAGATAAGTGGATCGTCCAATTTTTCAACTTCTAAATTTCCGTCTTCATCCATATAATTCAATAAATCTGTTGTGAATAGCTCATAAACTCCAATTTGAATAACCTTATTGTTTGTTTTTACTAAATAAACAGGGAAATATGTTATATTTTTCTCCTCATAATTTTTCTTTGCATGACCTACAGCAATAATAATGTCAACATCTTTTGCTTCAATTTCATATAAATTTGCTTCCCTTTTAAAATCATCCGGATCAACGCTTTTTAACTCTGGATAACTAAGTGCTTTATCTAATTTTGATAATACCATCTATATTTTATAAAGATAATTAAAATACTTTTAATTATGTTTATCCCCAAATAACAAATTTTTTCATCATTTTGTCATTCTTTAATTCATTTATATAATACCATAATTCTTTGCGTTTCATGGTAATTTCCATGTTCTCCATGTTTTTCTCAAATAATAATATCTGTTCTATAATATCTTGCTTTTTGAGTTTATTGATGCGGACGTCTTTTAAAATATCATAATATTCGCAAATTAACATTAATTGTTTAACGTTATAATTCATTTCATAATCTTTCATCTCCAAAAAAATATCGTCACTTTCAGTTTCTTGATTGGAATTTCCATATATTTCAATTTCATTCAACTCATTTTGCAATTTATAAAGGTCCATTAAATCCTCGTCGCATTCTGAGCCATCATTTAAAAAAAATGTTATATTTTCTTCGTTTTTTGCATCCGTCATCTAATAATAATAATCAAGATTTGTTTAATATTATTAATCGTAAAATATCTAATTACACATCAAAACATTATTTTTACATTTCAATCAAATCCATAAACTTGAAGATTGCCTTACTAGACAAACTTGGATAAGTCTTTGCCTTGCAATTTGCCAACTTCTCAATGGTTGCCACAAATTTATCACCATCAAACAATTCGTCGCAAGACTCAAACAATTGCTTGTTATATGAAAACAAGATTGAAATATTCTCAGTAATTTCATCCACTTCATTTTTCTTGTCATCTTCCTTCATAAATGCAACCATCATCTTCAGTAAACTGCACGCCATGCCTTGCAAGTGGGGTTCACTAATGATTTTATTTGTCGTAAGATTTACAAAGAACAAACTTAGTGCCTTTCTCCTCTCATTGTCAATGTTTACCTTGCAAAACTTGTCATAATCTTTCTCAGGATCAACATACTCAATGCTGTTAAATAGACCCATGAACGTCGCGAGATTCTCATTAAACACGTCCTTCATTACCTCAAAATTGCTGATAAGCTTGCAATACAGCTCCGCGTATAGTTTTGAAAACAAACGATTGTTAGAGGCAATTTCAAAGATTGCATTACCAACACGCATCATGTCAGCGCCAACAGTGCCTTCTTGTATCAATTGATTCAAAATCTCCAGAATATTATCGCACGATTCTGCAAAGGTCTTGTCCGTCATCTTATTCAGCCAGAACCGCAACAAATCAATCTGCGCGTCAACGCCAACCTTTTGCTCAATCTTGGTAGTCTGAAAAGTTCTAATCGTCTCCCAATCATCGTCATTGAGAATCTCGGTTGGCTTTCCGCGCTTCTTCTTCTTGAAATCACTTGACGCATCAGGAACAACCTTCAAGATATTTTCGCGTTTTTGAAACGTAGGAGTTTTAACATAAGTCGGAGATCCAACTTGCTGAGACAATTCTGTTATCATGAGAAGAGTTTCCTCAGGTAGTTTGATGTCAAACCCATTGAATGTAATATCGTTAAAATCTTGCAGAGTATATCTCATTACCATCGTCATGATATTATTATATTATCTCGGTTACGTTTATATCAATTTTTTTTTATATATTTTGGAGTAAGATTTTATTATGTCATTCAATACAAAAAAAATTGATATTAAATAAAATACACTTAAACATAACAACCGTAATATACTATGTCGCTTGAAAGAGATAACAACGCAACGCCTATCGAAGAGGAAGCATATGATTCTTCTTACGAAATCAGTAATTGGGATGAATTAGAGATTGATACCAATTTGCTAAGAGGAATTTATGCTCATGGGTTTGAGAAACCCAGTCCTATTCAGAAAAAGGCAATTAAACCTATTATTATTGGAAAGGATATTATTGCGCAGGCCCAGTCAGGAACTGGAAAGACCGCAACCTTTACTATCGGCGCTCTGTCGCGCGTAAATACAGACAGCGACACCACTCAAATTTTGTGTCTATCGCCGACAAGGGAGCTAAGTATTCAAACTGCGAACGTTATGAGATCAATTGGTTCAATGATGAAGAATCTTCGCGTTCAAGTATTGGTGGGAGGGTCATCTATTGACGAGGATGTTGGAAATTTGAAGGGGAATGTTCCGCATGTTATTGCTGGATGTCCTGGACGCGTCTATGACATGATGCGTAGGAATCACATTCTTTCCAAGAATATAAAGCTTGTAATTCTTGACGAGGCCGATGAAATGTTGTCAAGCGGATTCAAGGAGCAGGTATATAACATTTTCCAGAATTTTAAGTCGGACATCCAAGTTGCGCTATTTAGCGCGACGTTGCCTGACCATATTAATGGAATTACCAGCAAGTTTATGAGAAGCCCTGTGCGAATTCAAGTAAAGGCCGAGCAGCTTACATTGGAGGGTATTTCACAATACTATATTGCGGTGGAGGATGACCGTCAGAAGTATTTGACGTTGAAGGATTTGTATAGTTATATGTCGGTTTCGCAGACTATTATTTATGCTAACAGTATTAAACGAGTTGCTGCATTGTATGATGCAATGATGGAAGACGGATTCCCTGTGTGTAGAATCCACAGTGGAATGGATAAGGTTGATCGTGATAAGGCCTTCGCTGATTTCAGGACAGGTGGTTACCGTGTTTTGATTTCGTCCAATGTGACTTCGCGAGGAATTGATATCCAACAGGTGAGCTTGGTAATTAACTTTGATATTCCCAAGTGTGTGCATAACTATTTGCACCGAATTGGTCGCAGTGGCCGTTGGGGTAGGAAGGGAGTTGGAATCAACTTGATTACCAGACGCGACGTTTCCAAGATGAAGGAGATTGAGGCGCATTATTCTACTCAAATTAATGAGATGCCTGCCAGTTTTGATGGGCTAGCAAAGTAAATAACCAACCAATACAAATACAAATACAAACAATAACAATAAATTCGCGTAAAACAAGAATAAAATAACTCTATATTTGATATAATATACATGTCAATATCCAATATAGAAAAAGTAAACACACACTTCAAGTTACCAATTTTTTATAACGAGAACAAATCGGAATTAAACAAGAACATTGTAACAGATTTAGAGCTAATTAAAACAATAGATCCATCTGGTTGCAACCCTTTATATAATTATGCTTTTCAACCCAAGACCACATTTGCTGAGAAAGTTATTGAACAAATGGCAAACTATTATACAACTGATACCAAGTTTTTAAAAGATACGCAGAAACTTGTATCCACTTTGTCCACTTTTGATAAAAGTGAAGCAAAACCGTTTTGTGCTACTTTTCCCAAAAGTGGTATAATTGACATATGGGATGAAATCAAAAACGACACTGGATTCAAAGAAAAATACCACTATATTGATTGGCCAATGTGGGAGCATTTGAATAAATCAGACTACTTCCTTCAGATCATGAGTGTATATAACCTAGCAGCGCCGATTATTTCATTATGTGTTCCATTTATAATACTTATCATTCCTTTTTTTGTAATTAAAGCAAAAGGTTTGAGTCTTACTGTAAACGAATACATCCAAATACTTAAAGAAATCGCAGCAAACCACGCCATTGGAAAGCTATTCACAAAATTCCACAGTGTTAAAGTAGAGGAAAAAATTTATATTCTATTGTCCGCGGCATTTTACGTGTTCTCTATTTATCAAAACATACTCACTTGCACTAGATTTCATCAAAACATGACAAAGATTCATTCGCATTTAAATGAGATTAAAGAGTATATTATAAACACCGAGGCTAGGATATATAATTTTTTATTATACTCATCTGAGCTGTCAACCTATGAAAAGTTCAACACAAATTTAAAAGGAAAACTGACTGTTCTGGCAAGTCTAAGAGAGAACCTAGAAAAAATTACACCATATCGCTTGTCGTATGGAAAAATTGGAGAGTTGGGGCACGTGTTAAAGAACTTTTACGACATTTATGATGACGAAAAATACAATGACGCATTCTTGTATTCATTTGGATTCAATGGTTATATTGAGAATTTGGAAGGACTAATTGAAAACATTAAAAACAAGCGCATCAATTTAGCAAAATTTACCACAAAGAAAAAATCAAATACATTCAAAAAGGCTTATTATCCTGCTCTCATTAACAACAATCCAATCAAAAACTCATTCAAATTTAAAAAGAATATAATAATCACCGGACCGAATGCTTCAGGAAAAACTACAACATTAAAAACCGCATTAGTAAACGTTATTATTACGCAGCAGTTTGGATGTGGATTTTACGAAAGCGCAATTATTGCTCCATATAAATACATTCATTGTTATTTAAACATTCCTGACACATCAGGGAGAGATAGTTTATTTCAAGCTGAAGCAAGACGATGCAAAGAGATTATTGACATTATTCAGGAAACTACTTCCAAAGAAACACATTTTTGTGTATTTGATGAATTATATTCAGGAACAAATCCAGACGAGGCAGTGTTAAGCGCAAATGCATTCATGACCTATTTAATTAAGTATAAAAACGTAAATTGCATTTTAACGACACATTTTATAGACTTGTGTAAAAAGTTAGACGAAAATCCTGCTATAGAAAATTTTCACATGAAAACAATAAAAATGGGAGAAGATTTCAAATATACTTATTTGTTAGATAAAGGCATATCAACAGTGCGTGGCGGAATTAAAGTGTTGCACGACATGAATTATCCAAAAGAAATAATAGACAATTCGTTTGCTGCAAAATAAAAATATATACGCTTTTGTTAATAATGGCTTTATCTGATATATTTACTGTCTCTTTTCTTGTTTCTTTAGGAATTACTCTACTTCTTGTAGGGCTTTTAGGTATGTTCTTTGTTCAACGACTTCAGGAACAAAACCATAAAATGGCCTCAATGTTAGGACTTGTTTCAACTATGGCCGAAGAATTAAATTTTATTAGAGGACGATTGCAAATGATGTCGTATGTGCCTCAAACCGGTGGGGGCCCTTTATCGCAACAACAACCCACGTTTTTGTCCACTAATGAATCAGATAATTTGATTCCTGTCTCTGATGGTGAAGATAATAGCGATGACGAAGATGATTCAGAAGAGGAAGATGATGAATCTGAAGAGGATGAGGAAGAAGGAAGCGAAGAATCGTCTGTTTTAGAATTCAATACACCAATTGAAAATATTATTGAACTAAATCCAAACAACAACGCGCAAACGGTTAAAATAATTAATTTCGGAGAGTTGGTAAATTCACAATCTGAGAACACAAACGAAGACTTAGAAGATTTAGATGAAATACAAGAACTTGATGACATGGATGACTTAGATGATGACAGTGCAGGCGAAAGCGATGATGAAGAAAACGTTGTCAACATTGAAGCCGAGAAAGAAGAAGAATTGTCCGAAAATATCACTCAGGACAACTTGAGCTTTATTAAGAGCATTGATATTTCTAATTTAGAAGAACAATCTGAATCTGGAAGCGTTGATTATAAGAAAATGTCAATGGCCAAACTTAAAAGTATTGCTGTTGCCAAAGGTTTAATCCAAGAGAACTCCAAAGCCACTAAAAATGCTATTCTTAAAATGTTGAGTTCTGAATAATTTTCTCTAATCATAATATATTATGTCTTGGGCAACATGTTACAGTGGATCTAACAATATTCATTTTGATTTTCCTCCTATTATGGCTGATGGTAGAGTTTATTCTAGTTGGCAACCAGAGGCGGTTGTAAACGATCGCATTCGTCATCAAGAAAATATTACCACTAGTTGGCAATATAGACAATTTTTAACACACAATGCGAGTAATATTATGAAAATAAACAACCAGGAGGCTTGCAGTGCTTTGGGTCTTCCAACTCATTTTCAGACAAACGCAACTCCATCATCAAATGTTCCTTATGCGTTCAAGTCCACATTTGACACAAAAACTCCTGGATTTGGTTACTGCGACAGTAACTTGAAACAACCTTATTTAACGAGAGAACAATTGCAGGCTAGAATGATTGCGCCAATTGTTAACGCTCCTGTGAACACCAACCAGTAAGAGAATAGTATTCTAATATACAACTTAAATAATAATAGACATGAATATTATTATATACTAACTTATTAGAATATGAAGGTATTAAGCATAGACGTTGGAATTAAAAATTTAGCATTTTGTTTATTTGTCAAACCGGAAGATGGATCCAACAATTATGAAATTGCAAAATGGGATAGTATAAATCTTACTCAAAAGTCTGAATCCAAATGTTGCGAAATTGAAAAATTCAAAGACTGCAATAAACCAGCCAAATTTATTAAGAACGGAAAATGTTATTGTTTAAAACATAGCAAAAAACAGCCGTTCCAAGTCCCCACGTCTGATTTAAAACCTGCTTTCATAAATAAACAAAAAATAAGTGGACTATACGAGTTAGCCGAAAAATATAAAATAAAATACGAGAATCCTATTAAAAAGGCTGAATTAGCCACGTTAATTAATAATTACGTGTTTGAAAAATGTTTTGAACCCATAACAGAAACCAATGCGTCAAAAATAGATCTAGTAACAATCGGCAAAAATATGAAGCAAAAGTTGGATAATATTTTGAATGAACACTTGACAACACTTACCCACGTTGTTATTGAAAATCAAATTAGTCCTATTGCAAATCGCATGAAAACTGTGCAAGGCATGATTTCTCAGTATTTTATTATGAGAAATGACAATATTACTATTGAGTTTGTTTCTGCTTCTAACAAATTGAAAGACCAGAAAGCATGTCTCAAAACTAGTTATAGTGAGAGAAAAAAGTTGGGCGTTCAACAATGCTTGGAAAGTATTTCAAATAACATTAATTACACCGTTTGGGAGACATTCTTTAAAAACCATCTTAAAAAAGACGATTTAGCAGACTCTTTTTTGCAAGGCAAATGGTTTATTGAAACTAAACTAGTTTAAAAAATTAGTGGCAAAATGAACGGTTACACCTATTTTTGCTGTGTTTTGTGCGATTTTTATTAGTTTTATTACTTATTTTTGCTTGACTACGCGCTGTTTTTCTTTTTTTCTTATGACCTCCTCCAGAGCTTTTTAATTCTTTGGGATTAGGTTTTGTAATAACAATATATGCAATTGCTGCTTCGTCTAGTTCAATTTGTGGAATTATTGAACTTAATGAAATCTTAAACACGCCTTTTTCTTGACGATTTCCTTGCACATAATATATAAAATCTATGCCCACTGAATTTTTAACAACAAAATTTGTATCTGCTATTTTTCCATTTATAATAACGTCCTCGTAAGAAGTTATAACCATTGCATGCCTTTCCCCTCTAACTTTAAGAAATAGGCCCCCATAAAATCCAAGGTCTAGACATTTTTTTAAATGTTCTATTCGCGAATTAAATTTCGCGCCAATATCATCAACAGTAATTGCAGTTGCATAAATATTGTATTCTTTTATTTCATTTTTTAAACCATTTAAAACACTGTGAAGTGCTTCGCAAATTAATCTTACGTATGGAATTTTTAAAACAGCTTCTATTTGTTTTGTGGATTTTATAACTGGAAAACATGTGCTTTCATTGCACGGTTTTGCAAAATTTAAAGTAAACGCAATATCTTCAATACTTATTTCGGAATTTAAATTATTATGTAAAAAATCATCAATTATTTCAGCAGTTTTGCCTCCATTGCATCCATATTTGCTAGTTATAGTAATATAAATATATGAGTATAAAGCAGCAAATATATTTTCTTTAAGATTTTCTGTTTCGTCTCTCGTTGCAGCGTCTCCTAAACAAGATGGGTATTTTTTAAAGTATTTTTGTGCTCTACTTTTTCTAAAATTCAAAACATCCAAGTGACTTGTTTGTGCAGTATATGATTTATATCTTTTTAAATTTTTATTAAAACATTCAAATGGATTTAAAGCACAATATTCTTTATAATAATAACTGCATTTTTCTATAACAGCACTATCAAAATAACGCTTGCAAATTACTTTAATAAAACGTGCTAATATTCGCGAAGCTGCATGTGCAAAACATGTTCCCCTGGATTGGTTTGAGACAGTTAAAGACGTTGCTCTTGATAATTTTGGTTTAGGAATAGGAACAGGAACAATCTCCGTTAAAGAGGTCATTATATAAACGTTTAGAAAATTAAAGTTTTTAATGGTTTATCTTGACAATCTAATTAATTTTTCTCCACTTTTCCAAAAAGTGAATAAAATATAATTAATTTTTGCTCCACTTTTCTCAAAAGTGGATAAAATATAATTTACAATTCGTAATACTTAAAATTATATGTTCTTATTAATTCATAATAGATAGAATGGACAGCGAAGTTATTGACATTTCTGAATTAAATATGGGAAGCAATGGACCCTCTTTAAAGTCATCTAATTTTGGCGGCGGACTTGAACTTTTAATGAATGACAACAAGAAGGCCGGTGGTGGACGCCCTTCAAGCGACATTGATATTGATGATTTGAATAATTTAGAGAATGAATTGAATGATTTAGTAGAAGATGAGCCCAGCCGAAATTTGTTTGAAGGTAAATCCGATATGTTTAGCAAAGGGTTTTCACTCAATTATGACGAAAAGCCATCTGTAAGATTTGATGATGCTTCTCAAACTATTGGTCAAGCCACCGCAGAGGGTTCCCCTGAAAATAAGACATGGGATGGTTTTACCAAGTTCAATAATGTTCCCATTAACCCTGATAAGCCTATGTCTAGTCAACCTCAAATGAGCAAGGAGGAGCTTTTAAGGGAGAAGTTCAAGTTTCTAAGAAAGTTAGAAGCTTTAGAACAAAAGGGTGTAAACTTGACTAAAAAATACAGCATGGATTCTCCTCTCGCCGAAATGCAAGGCGAGTATGAAATGATTATGGAGGAGAAGACCAAGCAGAACTCAGTCAAGTTTCAAGGCAATATGCTTATGGCATGCATTAACGGTATTGAGTTTTTGAATAATCGTTTTGATCCTTTTGATGTCAAGTTGGACGGCTGGAGCGAGCAAGTGAATGAGAATATGACCGATTACGATGACGTTTTTGGTGAACTTTACGAGAAGTATAAGAGCAAGGCATCCATGGCACCTGAGCTCAAGTTACTGTTCCAACTTGGTGGCAGCGCAATGATGGTGCACATGACTAATACTATGTTCAAGTCTGCTATGCCTGGCATGGACGATATCTTGCGTCAAAATCCTGATCTAATGCGTCAGTTTCAAACTGCTGCGGTAAATTCTATGGGCCAACAAAGTCCTGGATTTTCAGGATTTATGAACAACATGATGAACCCTGAGCCTCAGGTTCCTATGAGCGGTCCTCCACCACCACCAATGGCTACTCAAGGTTTAAATGCTCCTTCAGGCCGACCAGGCAACAACAGCAGTTTTAACAGCCGACCTGATTTAGGCGCAAGCATGGGACGCAGCAGCTTCAACCCCAATCAGAATGATGGAATCAATATTAGGGAGAACTTTTCAGGTGCAAGCGACGGAGACAGAAGCAGCAGACGCGGTCCTGGGCCTCGCGCCGAAATGAAAGGTCCTGCCGACATTTCCGACATCTTGTCTGGTTTAAAGACCAAGACAATTAATATTCAAGAGGCTGCTCCTCAACAAAATAGTATAAGCATCAATGATAGCAGCACAATCAGCATTTCTGACTTGAAGGAGTTGCAGTCGGATGGTAATATGCCCAAGCGCAGCAAGAGACGCCAAAAGTCTGATAAGAACACCGTGAGCTTGGATATTTAATATGTTAAAATGATTATATAAATATAGAACGCAAATTATATAATCAAAATGGCTAATGTGGCATTAATAACTGGAATTGCTGGGCAGGACGGTTCTTATTTAGCGGAATTCTTGTTGGAGAAGAACTATGAAGTGTGGGGAATTATCCGACGCTCATCAAATATTAACACAGATAGAATTGAACACATATTCAATAAATTGGTTCTTAGATATGGAGATTTATCCGACGGCGTTAATCTATTAAATATTTTACACGAAATTAAAAGCAAGTATACAGACATTAACAAACTTGAGATTTATAATTTAGGTGCAATGAGCCATGTTAAGGTTTCATTTGATATGCCGGAATATACTGGTGATGTTGACGGCCTTGGCGTTTTGCGGTTATTAGAAGCATCTCGCAATTGTGGTATTCCCTTGGAGAAAATTCGTTTTTACCAAGCGTCTACATCTGAATTATATGGCAAAGTAGTTGAAGTGCCGCAAAAAGAGACGACTCCATTTTATCCTAGGTCACCTTATGGAGTTGCAAAATTATATGGTTATTGGATAGTAAAGAATTATCGCGAGGCTTATGGAATGTATGCGTGTTCAGGACTCCTTTTTAATCATGAAAGTCCAAGACGCGGTCACAATTTTGTTACGCGAAAAATTACTATTGGATTAAATAAAATATTAAAGGGTATAGACGATAAACTTGTGCTTGGAAATATTAACTCTTTGCGAGATTGGGGTCACGCAAAAGATTACGTAGAAGGAATGTGGTTGATTCTTCAAGGCGAAGTTCCGGACGATTATGTTCTCTCTACAAATGAATATCATAGTGTGAGAGAGTTTATTGAGAAATCATTTGCTCTGAAAGGTTTCAATATAAAATGGAAAGGAGAAGGTATAAACGAAATTGGATATGATGAAGAAACAGGCCGAGAGCTTATTTTTATTTCAGAAAAATATTTTAGACCTGCTGAAGTAGACGAGTTGTTGGGTGACTCTACAAAGGCTAGGACGGAATTGGGCTGGAAGTGCAAATATTCATTTGATGAATTAGTCAAAGAAATGGTTGATGCCGACTGTGCATAAAAAAATTGAACTATTTTTTTTTGAACTTGGAGTTTCAAAAACTTATCAGGATGTTCGGAATTAAATTCGCGTCATTTATTCTTAGTTGTTTTGCTGTGCATGTGTGTAGCAAAACAATTGTCATGGTGGTGCTTGGGTGCGCCATTCAAGACGTGCAACAAGATCGTGTTGCTGCGGCTCTTAATTACGTCAGATCATTAGACGAGACTGAGATTGTGTGGTTCGTCACTGGCGGCGTAAAAAATGCAGTGTCACAAATGGCTTCCGAGGCGGAACAAATGAAAGAAAAAATTACAGGTTCCAAAGGCAAGATTGTCTTGGATGACAAGGCTAAGAACACTGCAGAGAATTTTGCCTATTTGAAAAAGTGGATGACTCAGGCTTACGACGACGCAGAATCCGTTGAAATTGTCATCACTACGTCAGATTTTCACCAAGAGCGCGCATCCAAGATTTTCAATGGTATATTTCAAGAGGGTAATCCACAATGGAATTTAAGCGTAAGTGAAGGCTGCGTTCATTGCTGGAGCGACGAGAGAATTCACATGAGGAACGTGGCAATTGATGTTAAAAATGCAGTACATATTTTGGCTTGAATAAACAAGTCTGCAATTATGAAGAACAAAAAGAAAAAAGAACTTTCAATGTTTACAACTATTTATTAAGAGTTATATCTTATTTTTTAAATTGGCAAGTAAATATAATAAATGAATAACAAAGACGAAAACGAAAACAAAAACGAAAACAAAAACGAAAACAAAAACGAAAACAAAAACGAAAACAAAAACGAACCAAAAATTATTGTAAATAAAAAGGATCATAAAATGACGAGATTAAATAAAAATAGCTATTTGTTTGAATATGAAATTGAAAACAATAATATTTTACTAAGAAACATCATAAATTTAGACTTTATAAGAATTATACATGAAATCAATAAACAAGATATTTTTGAAGACTTTTATTTAGAAAAACAATCAGAAAGTGCTGCAACATTTTTTATATTATTCAAACATTTTTTTAGTGATTTTGGCGTTCCTCAAAAATATGCGCACCTAGACATTACGCTTGAACGAGCGGATAACCAATTTATTTTTAGAATAACAACGAATAATAATTTACCAAAAAGCAATTTAAAGAAAGCCGCCGAACTTTTGCCTATTTCAGACGTAACAACTTTATGCAATTTTATTAATCCACACAGAGCAATAATTAATACAACGACAACATTTAATAAAAATATGGAACTTCCAGAGTTCGTAGAAAAACTTGCAACAACTATAGTTAGTAAAATCTTTTTGAGAACCAAACAATTTATAGAGAAAATAAATAATATATAAATAGAAGGATGTTTGAATTTTTTAATAGTCTAATCAAAACATTTTCAAATATAGTCTTTATACTTGACGTTGCCTCCGATTTTTTATGCGAATATGTAAGATTTTTAATCAATCAAAATTATAGCAAATTCATACGCAATGTGGCTAAAAATTTATCTCAAAAAAATATCTTATATGTCAAGATGTTTCAAGCCATTTCTCTCAATAATAATTTGATTGACAGCGCAATGAACGCAGAATTATTAAAATATACAGATTCTGCGCCATATACTTATGATGATATTGATGAAGATTTGCTTCGCGAAATTCAAAGAAAATATTATTTAACACCTTATAATGACACAATACCAATAAACTCAGGAATGATTTCACTTGTATATAAGATGAGGACTGTAGATAATGAGACGGTCATTGTTAAAATAAAAAGAAAGGACATTGATGAAAAGCTTGATGATGCAATTGAAAAGTTACTATTTTTCATTAAATTATTATCATTTATTCCCCAGTTTAATACGCTTGATATTCCAAATGTAATTAAAAAGAATATTAATTTATTGCGAGAACAATTGGATTTTGAAAAAGAGGTTAAAAACACAATCAAAATGGCAGAGAATTGCAAAAATTTGAAATATATAAAAATACCAACTGTTCACGAGTATGCAACAAAAGAATATCCAAATATTATTATTATGGATTTCATAAAGGGTGTTCATATTTCAAAACTGGATGAAATAGAATACGACGAGTATGCAAAGCTTGTATTAAAGTATGGGTTTGTTTCAATCATAAATGATAGTGAAACTCACGGTGATTTGCACGCAGGAAATATTATTTTTATTAAAAATGAAGAAGAACCGATATATCAATTGGGATTAATAGATTTTGGAATAGTAACGCATGTAAATAAAGAAACAACGCAACACTTCCTAGAAATTATAAGCAATATGTTTACAGAAACTAGTATAAATTTGGCTGAAAAAGTTTTGAACGCGTTTATTGAACCGCATGAAGCTTTTCAAAGCGTTCCAGCCGAATGTAGAGAGAACTTGTATGCGGAGGCTAGTAAAATAATAGAGGAAGCCATTCACAACTCAAAAGACGCAAGCCAAGTAAAAATATACGAGTTTATGAAAAAATTTAATGAATATTTGAATGGAAATAATTTGCGCTCTTATGGCTTGCACGTTAGCGATGATTTTGTAAAGTTTCAAATGGCATTGGCAATGTCGCAAGGAGTAAGTCTGTGTTTGTGCAAGAATGATTACATGCCATTTGCAAACAAGGTGTTAAATGAGCTATTTCACGCGGATTTGCTTTTTAGTGATGTGGGCAACGAATAATTATAATAATATTATAAATGTGTTTAATAATATTATTTTACTGAATTTTTATCAATAACAACCTCTTTTGCGATGTTCCTTACTATTTTTTCGCGCTTTTTATTATCATCCTCCATTGTGGATCCACCCATAGCTTCTAATAAAATTTTCTGATATTCCATGTGTTTTTTGGTCTCTGTATCTTCTGCGGTTGGATTTTCTTCTCTCCATTGAGGAAGCTGTTTTATGTTTTTGTGCTCAACTTCTTTTATAGCGCGAGTAATCTTCACGTTTTCGTCATTTTCTTTTTCCCAAGAATCTTTATCCTTGATATACAATGTTTCTCTCTTTAAATCGCTGCAGTGAATAGGTCTTTTAAATACATCAAGAGCATGAAGGTTGCGCATGAAAATTTTACTCATGCCTTCCACATAGCCAACGCGACCGATCATATCCAAATCCGACAGTTGAAGTTTTATCTGCTCTACAAAGTCACCAATATTGAGTGCGTCTTTACATTGCTCATTCAAGAAGAACTGTAGATTAAATTGATTGTTGTTTGTAGTATTATTAGTCGTGTTGCCAATTTTTGGTATGGTTTCACTCAAAAGTTTTCGCATTTCCTGGTTTTCAAGCAAAATTGCCTGATTTTGTTCAACTACTTTAAGAAACATTTCTTTTAACGTGGGTTCATCGGTTGGCATATTTTCTGAAATAATTTTATTGGTGTCAAAAGGGTCAGTGCAGATTTTCTTATGCTTCCATAATCCCTGTCTAGAGGTATATTCCTTACCACAATTGCAGACAAATGCGTTATTAGCGACTTTTGCTGCCTTTTTTGTTAACACAGTCATCTTTTGGTGTTTACCAGTCAATAAATGTTTGTTGTAGTCGCTTTGTTTGCTGCATTCATAATCACAGCAGTCGCATCTATAATTCTTGGCGATTTTTTGCGAGTTTTTGTCATCCATTTGTCTCCTAAATAGTTGACAGAAAAATCTCTAAACTTTTTTCGCTAAAAATACTTAAAAATTAGCATCACAAATTTTGCGTTATTTTTTTGGTGAATCAGAGCATAAAGGTAAGAAGGGAGAAATTTTGACCCCTTTTTTGAAAAACCTTGGCGCTTTTGAAAATTGGACATTTTTTTTGTCCATTTTTGGTTTTTGGAAATACTTTTGCCCTTCGAATTTCAGAGATTTTCTTTAAGTTCACTTTTCGGAAATATATATTATTTTCTGCGGCTGTAGTGCCTTTTTTTCAGTTGGCGTTGGTGCTTTTTTTTGTGTCTAGTTGATCTTTTGCGCTTCCTTCCTCCAATTTTATTTTGTGGTGTCAAAAATTCGGCTGGCCTTGGCGCTTCTGGTTGCAAACGCTCCGGACATATGCGGCAGTTTTGCATTGAAGAAAATCCTGGAATACAACAAGCGCGTCCTTCATTCCCAACTACTTCCACTGATCTAAATTCTGCAGGAGAAACAATGTCTGTAACTGGAACCTCGTCTAAATTAATTGTTTTTATTGATGGATAGTCTTCATTTTTTGAAGAATTTGAATTTTGCCGAGCCATTTCAACAGACACCATTGGTATTTGTTCTGTTCCATAAATTTCATCATCCATTGGAACAATTCGTTCTCTTTTATTTTTTCTCGTAAACCAGCTTCCTCTTCTACCTCTTGGAGTTGAAGGTCTAGCTCTTGCTTGAAATTGAACTTCTCTTGATTCTAAATCAGGATTAATTCGGCTACTACTGCGCCGTCTTAACGTAAATGGATTTGGCATTTATATAATAATCAAAGAATTTAAAATTGAAACCGATTAAAAGAAATACAAACGTTATAATAGTGTAATGCAGGCATTTACTGAAAGTATGAATTCGGATAATATGGTTTCTTTCCTCTTTATTGATGGAAGCTACTTTTGCTTTTATCGTTACCATTCAATCATGAGATGGTGGAAAAGCGCATATCCTGAAACTCCTCTTCAAGATCCTTTTAAGAATGAACAGTTCGTTGAGAAGTTTAGAAAGACGTTTGTTGATACCGTGAGTGGCTTGACAAAGAAGTTGGGGATAGCCTCGGACAATCCAATTTTGATCGTCGGAAAGGATTGCAAGAGAGAAGATATCTGGCGGAACGAGTTTTATGATAAATATAAGGGAACCAGAACAAAGGACGATAATTTTATGGGAGGACCGTTCTTTAAGATGGTTTATGAAGACAAGTTGTTCCAAGAGGGAGGAGTTAGAGCCATTCTAAAGCACCCAAAATTGGAAGCCGACGATTGCATTGCAATTTCCGTAAAGCATATTTTAGAAAAGATTCCAAATGCACATATTACCATCATTACCAGCGACAAAGACTATTTGCAGTTGGCCACAGGTAATGTAAAAATTTATAATCTGGCATTCAAAAATATAGCAGAGGCAACGCTAGGTGGCAATGCAGAAGCAGACTTGTTTTGCAAGATTGTCATGGGAGACTCAAGTGACAACATTACTTCTGTTCTAAATAAGTGTGGTCCCAAGACGGCGTTGAAGTGTTTCCAAGACAAGGCATACTTTGATGAGAGAATGAAAAAAGAAAATGCTTATGAAAAGTTTGATCTAAATCGCAAGATTATTGATTTCAATTATATTCCACAGAATTTGGTTGATGAGTTTATGCAATCAGACAACTGTATTTACTCGTAACTCCATCCACATATTTCCCAATGCATTACCACCAATAACTATTACCTTTCCATCTCTAATAACCCCTTTTCCTTCCCATATTCTAGTTTCCAATTTTTCTTCGCTGCAACGCATTGCAGGATGTATCAAAATTTTGTTTTCACTTTTCAATAAATCTGATCTAACTTCTTCATATAATCTGAACTTATAATTGCATATTTCTTTTTGCAGAGCGCGACTAAGATTGTCCCATAATGCAATCTCTTCCATAGTCAACGCAAGCCCTCTTTTTCCACCCATTTTCTTTACTTCCGCGCAAGTTTTATTTGATGGTTTGATAAATTTCATTCCATGAGAAATCAAAGTTTGTCGCCTTTTTTCGTCTTTGCATAGTTCACCAATGCGAAAGTATTTTTCTCCATGAAAACAATGTTCACCACTTTCATAAGTTCTTACAATTTCATTTTTTGTAATTATAACATCATTTTCCCAGAAATTACTCAATGACCTGTATTCTTTCTTTCCAGAGAAGAAATTGACAACCCTTTCTTCCAAGATTTTCTTGTCTGACATTTTTATTTAATTGATTTTAAAGATTAATTAAAATCAATTTTTATATTTTTCTCGTTTTATTACCACCATAATATGGCCTATTTCTTCTTGTATCGTATCCATAACTTCCATTTCTATTTCTATCATAATTAATTTGAGGTCTGTTATAATAATTTGGTGTAACGTTTCTCCCCTTGTTGATATCTTCATCAGACTTCCTGTATTTAACTGAAGATGGTGCAATATGACCTCTTTCATAAAAGTCCAATGGCTGATAAACTAAACCAAACATATCAGCAAAGGATTGTCTTATTTTTTCATATCTCATATTGCATGCTATAACAGGTTGTTTTAACAATGGTATAGATTCTCCTGGATATAATTCCAAATCAACAATAACATAATAACTCAATTTAGAGTCTCCCATAGAACTATTTGGTCTACTAATATTGACGTATCTATTTTTACTGCTAATAGCACCACCATTCATGTCATCAAAAGGGTTGCCTCCTTTTTTAATAGCTCTTCTTTTTTTAAGAGCAGCGCGCAGTCTAGGAGGAGGAACTGGTGGTTTAGGACGACGTGGACCAGGAGGAGGCGCCCCACGAAGACGCATATTAGTTTCATACTCATCCATAAGGTGATCTAAATGTTGAGAAAAATCGTCATTGTGACCAAACCAAGAGGCATTTCTTGCAGCAGGCGATAGGAATTTCCATTGAGTTTGAAAAATTAAATACATAAAATAAGAAGGAATTTCGCGAAGTTCATAGATAAATTTGTTATTAATTGTGCTGGTCATAATTTCATAATGTTGAACTCCACTGTTAGGGATTTCTGTTAAAAGTATAAATGCATAATGAGTAAACTCATTTGCAATATCACCGTTTCCATTGCTCGGCACAACTCTATAATGTCCTGATTCCGCAACAGTGATGCGATTTCTTACTCTAGTTACATTTGGATAAATGTCAAGGGTATTGCTTGTAACTTCATATATAGCTTCTCTTTGCCTTCTTCCATCGGCTCCAACAATAATATTAATTTGCATATTTGACACAACGCCAAAAACCATTGCTCCATCGTCATTTTGAAAATTAACATACGTTCCCTCAGGGATAGGATTTTGTATCGTGGTGTCAATAATAATAAATTTAATTTTAAATAAACGTTCAAGAACATTAACCGCTGTCATATCTCCCCAATAACGCGCGTTTGGGTCTCTAATAACGTTTCTAACTGCCACATAGTTATCTCCAATCCATCTACCATGTTCATCCAATAAAAAACTAAATTGACGTTTATATTCTTGTTGATCGTCTGGTGCGTGTTCATCAATATTCTCAATGTCTCTGTGAGCATCCCATCTATCAATTTCGGCGTCTGTAATTCCATAAATTGGGTCTGCTATAGCCATTCTTAACGATTCTTGTGAATAATAACCGTTTCCAGTTGTAAATGGATTATTTGATGTTGCGCCCCTATTAATAAGCTCATTATTAAATATCATTGCAATTGCGTAAAACAAACAATTTCCGCCTCCTGGATTATCAATAACTTTCCAACTTTCAATAATATCCATTTTTTGTTCTTCAGGCAAATTACCAATTATGCGTTCTCTAACAGCGTCTTCGTATAAATAAATAATGTTTTCTTGTAAAGTTAAAGTTGTTTCGCCATCAGTCCATCTTTCATTCTCATGTTGAAAAAATTTTATAATCTTTTCTCCTGGAGTTAACGGTTTGTCTTCATCAATATCATCTAAGCCCTCAATATCTGAATCTTCGTCATCCTCAACAATTTGTCTGCATTTTTCGCGAATGCCAAACTTTGTCAATTGCGGAACGAGAATGTCAATTGCATCGTGATACTTTTGTTTTAACTCCTTCATTGATCTTTTAAAAATTCCTAATTTATTTTTATTGTCAGTCTTATGATTGTTGTATAATCTCAAATTATCTTCCAATAGTTGATCGGTGCTATATGTTCCTCTGTCAAAAAATAGATAATCTGGAACAAATGGAACAACTGCGGTGTCTTTATTAATTTGCTCGTATGAGTCAATAGCTCTTTCATATATTTTATTTAACACGTTTCCCAAATTTTGTTTTGTGGTAATCAGCGAAATTTCTCTTGAATATTTAATTGCTGATATTTTGGAATATATTGTAATTAGGTCATAACATAATGTTATTGCTGTTTGCAATCGCACATAATCGTTTTGCTGTTCTTTAAACATCGCCGAATCTGGAAAAGCAAAATCTAACATGCTGGACGGTTGTTTCTCTAATGGAGATTTTTTACGTGATATATATTGGGTTAAAGCATCGCGTTGTTGTTGTGTGTATTTTTCATTATATTGGGAGAGAAGCGCTCTAGCAACACCCAATTTGCCTTCAACAATTTCAGCTCCAGTATTTTTTCCGACGATATAATCTTTAATATTTTCCAAAAATACTTCAGTTTGTCTATATAATATTTTCCACATTCCAAGATCAATTACCTGTTCAAACTTCAACAACGTAAACATATAAATATCAAACTGATATCGGTTAATTAATAGTAGGCTAGGAAAGTCATAATATCTTGCAAGCAACTCAACATAATTTTTTGGGATTGCTTCATTTCTTTTTATAAAGGTTTCTACACGAGATGTAGTCTTTAACAATGAACTAAAACTATTTCCAAGATCCTTATTAGACGATGGGTCAATGTTGTTCAAAATATTTTTATAACACTGCATATCAAATTTAATCAAATTTAAAGTCAATATATTCTGATGCACCTTTTCGGCGTTTTGCGATTTGAAAAAGTTTTCTTTTGAGATATATAATTGTGTATAAAATGCGTATAATGCTTTAATATAAGATATTTGCGCATCAGTTTTGCTAACCAATAATTTCATTGATTCTAAAAATTTCTCTAAAAACTGTTTTTTGTATTTTTCCAATAATATTAAAGTCTGTAGAATTTGGTTTTTCATTTGAGAATTTTGTAATATCACGTCGCGTGCTATCCCTTTATTTCTAAAATCTTGAATAATCGTGTTAATTTTTGAAACAGCATCATCATAATTTTTTTTATTTTTAAAAACGTTTTCCAAAGCAGGTGTAGAAACAGATGCAACAGGAACGCCAGACTTATCTTCTACAGGCGTTGCTATTGGTGTTGTTGATTTTGAATTTGCCGCAGCCGAAAATATTCCTATTGAAGTGTCAAACCTTTCTTTTGCAATTCTAAAAGCATTTCCCTTCTCTAATAAATTTTCATATAACGGTTCTAATACTTTCTTGTTCAAATTTATATCTTCGCCGTAGTTTCTGTCAATAGAATATAACAAATTTAACGATATAGGATCACTTGATAAATTTGCCTCATCATCAAAATTTACAACTGTTTGGAATACTAATTTTTTTCCAGCCAATTTGCGCGCGATTTTTGGGATGTTTTCTTTTGCATGTTCTTCTTCTTTTGCAACCTCCTCTGCCGTTTTAGGTTTATTAACTCCTTTAGCTATGCCAGATTCGTATTCGTCTTTAAATTTGCTCATGTCGGTTGAAACCGCAAATCCTCTCATAATATCTCCATGCACCTTTTTAAAGTTATTTAATTCTGTGGACGCAAGTTGATTTTGCATTGAAATGTTTTGCTGATAACCGTATAACCCCTGACCATATGGGGCACTCATGATGTTTTTTTCAAAACTTTTAGTATCAATTTGCCAATCTCCATTAATCCATTCATGAGCAAATATAGTGTATGGTTTTCCTCGGATATAGAATTTTGAATTTTTTCTGAACAAAGCGTCAAGCGTTATTTTAATATTATTATCAACAACCCCAGCTTTAGTTGCTTCTTCTAAAGTCATTCTTTTTTGAAAAGACGAAGTAATGCTTCTGTTCACTAAACTATTAAAATCGTTCTTGTTAAAAAATTGTGTGTATTTTTCGGATTTTGGATAACCGCGAGGAATATTGTATACAGCCGAATTAGTTAGTTTAATAAGAGGATTGAAATAGACAGTGTCGCTTTTTATCTTTGGAACAGTCATGTCAGGTTCATATTTTATTTTTGGGTATCCTCTAATTCTAGTATTTATGAATATTGTTAATGTATTAGGGAATGACATACTTATAATACATTAAGAATATTAAAACATAGTTTTAATTATTTTGAACAACCTCCTTGAAATTTGAATACAGGTTTTGTTGCACATTTTTTTGTTTCTCTTTTTTTGCCTTTTCTAAAACAGCAATAGCAGCATTTAATTCATCATCTGAAACTGTTCCGTCTCCACTTGTGTCAGCAACTGCTGCTAATTTATCTAATACTCTATATTGATGAGGAACAATACAAAAAGTGCTTTCTTCGTTGAATAAATGGTCTGATAAAATAACAAACACAGCCGTTAATCCAAGGGCTGCATATATGTCACGTGTGCCCATCCACGCCATCGCAAATACTAGAATTTGCTTACTAATTGACATCTTAAGATATTCTTCCGTTGATTTGCTAAATTGAATAGATATGAATTTTGACCCAACGTTAAGCAAAATCATAACGCAACCAGCAAAAAACTTGCTATTATTGAGATATCCAATATGATTGTGAACAAAATTTACTGAATCCGTAAAAATATTGGAATTTGGTATTGTATGTTGTTGTTGTTGTTGTGCTTTCTTTGTCATATAATTAAATAATATAAAAATTAATAAAAATAATAAAAATAATAAAAATATTGCACGCTTCACAATATTTTTATTATTTTAGTCCAAAACGCTTCATAAAACGATGAACACCGGTTGACATGTTTTCATATTTCTCATAAGTATAGTTTTTTATCTTTCTAGCATATGGTTTATAAAACGCATTCAACCCTGGAACAAACCCCTCCCTTTTCTCGCCGCCATTTACAATGAAACCAATTCCGATTGCTAAAATTAAAATAACTAACAAAAATAACATGTCTCTAGTTTTCTTGTTCATTATGCTACTATATAACAATATTTTATTTATGGTTTAATTAAAGAAGCATTAAGGGTTCCTGTAGTTGGTGAATGCGCGTCTACACTTGCACTTGCGCCTTTTGTTATAGGTAATGAACTAGATTGTTGAGATTTTGTCGCACTTTCCGCAGCTAATTTTTTATCAACCATGCTTACCGCTGGGGCGCTGGCGGTTTTAGAACCAACAGCCGGAGCAGCACCAACAGCAGGAGCACCAACAGCAGGAGCACCAACGGCAGGAGCAGCACCAACGCCACCAGCAGCAAGCGAGGTTCCTGTTTTTCCGTCTGGGGTTAATGCCGCAGGTTTATTCTTACCTGTGCTGTCTATAGGATCCACTTTAGGACAAGTGGGATCATTTGGGTCAGGACACATTCCCTCTGTAAATCCTTCATATCCAGAATCATGCAAATAAATGTGTAAACCAATGACTGAAATTGTTGCAACCAAACCAGCAACAATGTTATAGTGTGTCAGCAATAAAACTATGATTAAAACTAACAACTTGCCCCAAACGGAGTTAATGGGTTGACTAAATAAGTTGGGGTGTTGCGCTACCAAAAGAACGAGTAAAACAAACACGACAGCCAATATATTGTGTTTGCTGTTAGTGTAATTTAATAACTTTTTCACGAGATTCATTTATAAATATTGCTGATATTATTTTTTGCACCTTTGAAGATTTTTATATATTAGGAGAAATCTATTTCTTTTTGGAAAAGTTAAAAAAGTTATTCAGTAATTTATTATAATTTCAGTCTGTTTTCCAAATTATTATCTTATTTTTTATTAAGAGAATGTCTTTAGCAATGTATGCAGCACCATTTGATGATGAAAATACCCAAGTAAATAGTAAAGATAATGATGGACCAATAGCTAGAAAAAGACAAGCAAATAATAGAACACAAAAGAGGCTTCCTAAAGAAAACAATTACTCAGAAAAGGTGAATTCGGTTTTACAAAGCATCCATAACTTACCGGATCAATCTTCCGGCTTAGCAGATTTTACTCCGATGCCTCCTCCGACATCAGTTGGCGTTGAACAAACAAGAATAAGAGATATGAATCAGGAACAAGACTCAAAAATGGATGGGTCGTCTTATACTTTAGAGAATACTGACAATGGTCAACCTCAACAATCTCAAGATGATTATTACAAGAGATTTATGCCCAATTATGATAAGCTTTATAAGACAACCCCACATAATTTACCTTATTACCCTAGTCAAACTCCTCCAGTGCAACAAATGAGTGGAGAGAACGGCGTTTTACTTGAGAAGCTCAACTACATGATACATCTTCTAGAGGAGCAACAAGACGAGCGCACTGGAAACGTGACAGAAGAAGTTATTTTGTATTGCTTTTTAGGAATCTTTATCATTTTTGTTATAGATTCTTTTGTGCGTGTTGGCAAATATGTTCGCTAACCAAATTAATAAAAACAAAAATTCAAACTTTATAATATTGATTTAAACACAATATCAATATTATAATAAAATGTCATACGCGTGTTCAAACGCCACTTCAATAGGGTCAAACGTTTCCGGTCAAGTCTGCCAAATGCCTAATAATGCTACTGCAATTGGTTCAACATCATGTTGCGTAACGCAAACCAATAGCTCTGCAATTAATGCAGTATCTTCTTCATCAGGAATCTCTTTCATGGTAGTTCACACAAAGCATGATGGTTGCCACGAGATAAGCGATTACGATGAATTTGGTCCAGTTACAACATATAACCCACCATCTGTTTATCTTTTTAATAGCAGGGAGAGTGCTACAGCATTTTTTACTAATTATGTGTATACTATAAAATGCACTCATCCACGTTGTTCAAAACCTCCGGAAAACGAGGAGTTTGTAGACGACTGTGGCGTAATTAGTTTTGATGCAGAAGACCACCCTAGTTGTTATCAAGACCACACAAATCAAATATATATTATGGAATGCGGTGCGCAATTATTTGTGTCACGCGCGATGGACGACATCAACGAACTTAACAAAATGCGCAGGCAAAAGAAGAATGTCAAATCATTCAGTAAGCAAAAGAAGGAGGAGATGATTGAGATTGGTAAGATGTGCGAGGAATCAATGTAAAATAAGAGTTTTTTGAGGTTGAAATGTATGGTAAGCAAAATTATAAAAGAAATAAGCTGTTGGGCTTACTATTGTTGGTCGCGTCCGCATTTTCAATGCATCCGCAATTAAATAGTTATCCGACGTTTCTTCTATAACAGCAAAGCGAAAACCTTGCTTCTCGCATATTTTCCACAGAGCAACTTTATAGCCATGAATAAATACATCAGTTTCTCTCTTATCAAAACAGTTAATAGAAGCAAAGCAACACACTGCTTCAACGCTTTCACGAATGAACGTGCATGATTTTCGGTAAAAATATGCACATTTAACATCTCCTGCTTCAATAATCATATAAACATAAATATTTCCACTTCTTATAAGCTCCAATAAATTGGATATTTCAGGTTGAATACATATATCAAACTTTTTACCACAATTTTCTCTCATAAAATCAAAAAGATGATGTATATTTGACTTGCCACATTCTACCAGAGCCATACTAGGCATCAAATCTATAGGTTTGCTCCAACCATACATTTCAAATCCATAAGTGTTATATACACATAAAGGAACAATTCCAGTCAACTCGTCTTCTCTCTTGAACAATGAAACAACAATCTTTCTATTATGGTGTCTTTGGTTGTAATGGTGCGTTTGAATAACTTGGGGAGCAATGCCTTTCTTGCGATGCATTTTATCCACACACAAGTGGTCTACATAATATACGTCAAATCGGCACTCGTCTTTTGACTTTGCACTATTTATAACAACTGTAAGAGGTCGCGTCGTCATGACGCCAACCAATTTCCGAGAAGGAGTCGTAGTGCCTTTTTTTAAGCTGACCAGAAGTTCATCTTCGTAATAAAATGAGAAGAAACAAGACGAATTATGTCCTTCAAAATATGGCATAATATTATTTTTCTTTGGTTCATAGCGGTTTTCTGAGTTTTGTAAGTAATTTGCTCTAATGAAACGGACAAACTTGCTCATTTTAAGATCGCTTATTGCGTCGTATTTGGCGGTTTCAATCGCGTCAAAATTGCAATACTTGTTCTTTTCTGGCAGTTCATGATCAACAATTCCTGGAGGAAACAAATAATAGTGGAAGTCATAAAAGTGAAAAACTGGTTGCAATGTCCAAAATCGGAATTTCATTTTGACGTATGCAGCGAAACAAATGATAAGAAAAATGACGACTAATAATATGTATAGAATGTATTGATACATATTATTTGTTGCGAGTAAAAGTTGCTAGTGGTTACGCGATTATCATGTTCTTATTTGGCGCACCTTTTCTAAAGGTGGTTACGCAGGTTTCTGAAAGATGAATAGATATTGGTATTCGTAACCAACTTTGATTAAATCTATTTTTCCTTGCATAATAAATCCTGCTTTCTTTGCAATGACTAAAATGTCTGATTCGGATTCCATATACATCTTATGCTCTTGTTTTCTGAAGATTTTGCCGGTTTCTTTGTTCTTGAATTTTTCAACGAACTTGGCAGAGTTCTTGTCGTCATCTAATTCAAAATTTGCACTATATTTAAAGTCCTCAAAATTGACACTGCTGCTAGTGATTCGTTCTTTTGCGTATCGTTGAGGAGTCAACATCAAAAGTGGATTAGCAGGAGGCAAAATGGGGTCAAACATCTTTCTATCAACAATGTGAACAACCAATCTTCCCCCAGGCATTAACCAGTTGATACAGTTATTGAAAAATTGCTCCTTGTCTTTGATGTAATACAATGTGAAATAAAGACATAAAATATGTGTAAAACTCTGGGGCTGGAATTGCATGGCATTTAGAACATCGCCTTCAACAAAATCATATTCAGGATAATTTTCCTTTGCCTTTTCAATCATAGAGTGGGAGTTGTCTAAACCAATTGCATTGAATCCTTTTTTATTTAGGATCCCAACATGGTGACCAGTTCCAGAGCCAACATCTAAAATAATGCTTTCTTGAGTAGGCTTTGTTGAATTGACAATTTGACCAATTTCATAATCATCCTTCAAGTTGTTGAAAACCAATTGATCGTAAATGTCGCTGTAAAAATCGTCATAAACGTCTGCATCAGTTTTAAACATAAACTTGTCAGTCTGCTCAAACCCTTCTTTTCCTGATTTATTTGTTCCAAAAATTCCAACGACGATTAATAACAATATTACAAAAAACAACACCTTTCCCCATGTGGATGATTTTTTATACATGCTAGAAATGGATTGTAATGGTTTAGAGATATATTTAAGAATATTAGTTGACATTTCCTTCTATATGTATTGTTGTGATTTTTTTTGTTTTTATATAAATTATAAACAAAATGTCTGAAATAGAAATAAATGATATGCGAGAACAAAAGGAGTTTAAAGGTATAACATTTTCTGAATTCAAAAAAACAGACGTTAAAAAAGAGTTACTAAATAATTTATCAAAATCAAAAATAGAACCAGCGTGCTATTGGAGTGCAGAATTTATATGTTCAGGTCATTATAGTGATTTATGGGAAATTATTCTATATTTTTATAGCAAACACATTCATTTAGGAAATCCTAAACTTGCTATATATCTTGATTTAAGAATACAAGCCTTTAAGGAAATTATTACTAATGGATATAATGGAAATGAAATTAAAATGAGAAATAGTGATAAGATTAGAAAGTTGTTTGGAGAAATAATTTGCATTCTATGTGATGCAAAACGAAAGCACAGTTTTGATGAAGTAAAAATAAAAAAGGAAGACTTTGATATGACACACATGACAGATAAATTAAAAGCACCCAATGCGCAATATGCTCAAAGTATAATTTTACCAGGAGACCCAAAGGAACTATATATAGCTATGAATGAGTTTACATATAATATTTCAAAAGATGGAAAGAACTGCATAAATGCGTGTTATTGGATTGAATGGATTTCAGAGTTTGAATCTATATGCAAAATTAAGAAGGAACCGTGTAAGTGTGAGAGAAGGGCAAAAATTCCTGTGAACAATAAAGACCAACTAGATGTTGTATGGTTAATCTGGGATGCGCTCATACAAGAGTCTGAAAAACATCACAAATTAGTCCAAAAGATTATGAAAAGTCTCTTGAATTTGTTTACGTTGAAGTATTCTAATAGCTGCAATAGAAAAAGAAGATATATTTTGTATTATGCTGTGGCGCTTTTAACCGAACCAGTTAATTTAGAAGAAGAATTACTTAAAAATAAAGACCAAGTGACGCTTGTAACTGGCAAGATTGACAACATATACAAACAAATAAAAAAGAATGAGAAATCACCTCAAACTGATTATTTATTTACAAACGTGAACAAGAGCAATTTAGATAAAACGATTGCCAAGTTGGAAAAGATGAATAATTTTGGTGATACATTTATTCCACGACTATAACCACCTTTAAAAAGGTGGTGCCAAACGGAATCATTTTATATATTTAATAATTTATTCTTAGATTAATATATAATAATGCCAAAAACAAGAAGAATGTATGCAAAGAATGGAACGCGTAAAAATCGTGGTTCAAATTCTTTGCAAAAGTTTGAGCAGGAAGTTGTCGTCAAGTTTTTAGAAGTTTTGATGGCAATTAAGTTGTATCATTGGAAAACACACAGTTATGCAACACACAAGGCAACTGACAGTTTGAACGACAAGTTGCACGAGAATGTGGATTCATTTGTTGAAGTGTTGCTTGGAAAACGCGGAGATAGAGTGAATTTGACGCATAAAAAATCTATTTCTCTCAGAGATTACAAAAACCCTGAAGACTTTAAGAGAGAACTTGAGAAATTTAAGAGTTATTTAGTAGGATTAGATAACTGCGCCGCATTAAAAAGTATGTCAAATAGTGATTTATTTAACATTCGCGACGAGATGTTGTCTAACGTGAATCAGTTTTTGTATTTATTAACTTTTAAATAAAGCATTTATAATAAAAATTTAATATATTGATTTTTATTATAATGAATAGCGCCCCAAATACATATTCAGCGCCAGCGTCTTTGCCTCCATTAAGACCAGTAACAACGCCAACGTATGGAACAACAACATCAGGAAATGGTTTTCTCGGTATGTCATTAACCACGTGGATAATAATCGTTTTAGTTCTTGCTATTTTAGGATTTAATATTTTTTTATATTTAGCAAAAGGAACCCAAGCATTTTCTGAAATATTTGGACCATATATCAGATATTTCGCTGGATTATTTGGAAATACTGCGGCCGACGTCACTAAAACCGTCACCAACACTGCTGCAACAGGAACAAAAGCAGGCGTTGATGTGATTGCTGGAACGGTTACCAGCGCGGTTAACGTTACTCAACAAACCGCTGGAGCTGTAACTGGTGCAACTGCTTCATCTTCTATTGTTGGCAGTCAAAAAACAAGTGCAAATGTCCAACAAGAAAATGTTAGTCAAAATAATCAATTAAACTCTGCACTAAATTCTCCAACTCCTCAAACGCAGCAACGACCACAACAAGAGCCCAGTTCATTTGCTGCAGATGATGCGTCAAGTTCTATTCAAGCGAGTAAATCTTCCGGAAAATCAGGTTGGTGCTACATTGGCGAAGATCGTGGTTTCCGCAGCTGCATACAAGTTGGCGAAAATGACAATTGCATGTCTGGCGATATTTTTCCCAGTCAAGATATTTGTGTGAATCCTAGCTTGAGGGCTTAGGAAGACCCTTGAAAACAAATGTTACAAGACCTGTAATGGGATCTTTACTTCTAGAGTCCAAAACAGGGTCGCATTCGTTGTAAACACAATCAAAGATGTGTTCCCATTCCATCCACGCATAGTTGCCGCTTGCACAAGGATCTGAACGAAATTTTCCCAGAGTTACATACCGGTTTAATTTTCCTTCACTCCACAGTTTGTAGTCTTCTTCATTTGTAAGCATAGAATTAACATGCCATTCGCCCACGCTACTATGAATGACAAGTTTTTCTCCAGGTCCAACGCGCAAACAACGCAACGAATTAGACCCATCTATCCATGAGTCAACCATAATAGGCAACTCTGAATTGTTGTGAAAATTAATATATTTGGTAGTCTTGAAGAGAGATGACATGTCAGTTGATTATAAATGCATTATCATAGCAATATTTATAATCAATTTTTATTTTTCTATTTTTTAAATCTATAACTTTTGCTTCCCTTATTTCCTTTAAATTTTCCACCACTAAACCACCATTTTTTTATTAAATATATAATTGCGATTGATATTATCCAATATAAAATATAAAAATACAAATAAAAATTTCCATATGATACCGATTTAATGTTTTCATCGCATAAAATATTCACGTTTAGTTCTTCAGTGTTGTTTCCATCAAAATAAGAAATAGGAACTTTCTTTCCTGGTTCATATGATACGTATTTGTTGGTTTTCTCCCACGGAGTAATATCCATAAAGCTGACTTTATATTGTAAATCGTTATACATTAAAATATAATGACAAAATGTAATGCAGTCAATTGCTGTTGGAACTTTTGAAATTTGATATAATACAGGATTAATTATACTCTGCATAATAGGTGATTTGGATGATTCAACAATAACCAATTTTGAAGAGCATTCATCGTAAGTTTTTCTATCAGGAAAAACTTCAAACACTTGCAATAATCGGCGGTGTCCTATTTTGTTGTAATTAATTCCACGATGATGCATGTTTGCGTGGAATACAAGAATGTCACCTCGTTGCACATTTAACGTTGTTCGTTTATTAAAACTTGTAATGCTCCATCCTTTGTTATTGTATTTGTGACTTCCAGGAATAACTTCTAATTGAGCATCATCAAAATAGCACAAACAAGTATAAATGGGTAAAAATTCTGTGTTGGTGTGATTATAAATGTCGCCATGGAATGTTGACGCATCAGTTGAATTATTATTATTGCTAAATCTAAATTTTACGTAATGTGGGTCAGTTATTACGTTTGAATTCTTTTGAATAGTTGGCAAAAAATCATTATCAATAAATTGTTTCATTATTGAGTAATCCACTGCATTATCATTTTTCATGCAAGACAAGCCAGAGTTTAACTGTTCAGGAGTTAAAACATTTCGCAATAAAATATATCCATTTGTTTTAATATCGTTTTTTGGGAACTCCAAGTTCATAAAATGTTTTATATATTTTATAAAGAAAACAAAAAAGATTTTGCTACATTATTAGTGGGGACAATTGAATTCGCTGAAAATATAAATTTTTCTCCTTGAGGCCATTTATTGCCTCCGGCAGAGAAAACGCGGCGCGTTCTGGGATAATAAGTTGGCAAACCATCATTATAACATAAATAAATAACAGGTCCAGGAACGTCGGAATCCGTTGTAGGATAGCAAAATTGATTCGCTGTAATATCATAAATCTGACCAGTGCAAATATTTTCACTAACATTGCAAATAAGACTGCCTCCGTCTGGAATAATAACTGGTTCTGGCTCAACAATAGGGATAATAGGCGGAATGACAGGATTTGCTGGAGAAATTAGAGGTGGGTTTTGTTGAGGAGGAATAACTGGTGCTGGATTTGGTCCGGATGAACCAGACCCTCCATTTACAGGCGGTAATACATAATTAGTGGGAATAACCGGTGCAGGACATGTAATTGGTGCAGAAGTGGGTGCAAGAGTCACTGTATTATAATTTTGAAAATTGGAACGCCTCAAGCTATTTGTATTTGGATTTGTGTAGCGGTCACTTTGCGTTGCCCACGTTGTCGTGCGATTCGTCCATAATCCGCGAGCTATTTGTGCATAACGTTGTTGTTTGGTTATATTTGAACTGTTTTTTTTGTATTGCAGAATGTTACCTTTCTTAAGAACTTCAAACTTATAGACAAGTTCTGGTTTTGGGTCCTCTGGATTATCTATATAAGCGCATGGATTTTCATATCGGCTCCATTCTCTTGGCGGCTGGGGATTATAATTTGGTGCAAGACATGACATGTTATTTTATATACAATTATATAAAATAAAATAAAAATTAATGCATAGACAATTCAAAACAATTAGGGCGTTGTTCCAACAGGGTTGAACTGATCGCCTGCTCCAGCAAAAAACCATCTGACTGACAAATAGTTGGGATTTTTCAAATTCATGGCAGATGACCCAACCATCTTGGTGTTTGGTCCATTCTTAACCAAATTATAGATGGCCGCCGTTCCAAGCGCATAATCGTAATACCACAAGTTAGAAACGTAACCAGAGAAACCTCCGTTTAATGCAATGTTAACGTCTCCATAGTTTTGCTTAGGAACTCCACTTAATTCCATACTTTTTGTGATAGTTCCATTAATATAAACATCCAATGTAGTGTTCTTGCATCTAATTATTATATTGACCCACTTGTTCAATGGAATGTCATTGATTATAACTTCCTCATTGATGTCATTGAAAGTGTTCATAATAATCTTGAATGCATTTGTATTTGGCATAATAAATAACCCAGGAGCATTATTTGGGAAGTTCAATCCAGTGTCAGGAACAACATTTGCGTTTCCCTTGCTGAAAACGTGACGATATTTACTTGATGGGGTATCATCTATAAACGTCCAAACGGACCAAGTAAATTCAATTCCATTTGGTCCGTTTACAGAACGATTAATGGGTTTTGCGCCAGACGCATTGGGATCCTGTGGAATAATTATTGTTTGTTTGGCATCAACCATACCATTTATTATTTTAGGAGAATTATTTGGGCCAAAAAACCACGCTAGAATTGACATTGAAAATTGGAGAACAATGACAAAAACTAAAATAACTAATAATAAAAATGCAATTCTTGCCACTAAACTGCTTGAATTCATAAAATCTTTTATTCCACTTCCTCTTCCAGTACTTTGTGTTGTGAAACTACCGTTATCCATATATATATATTATATATAAGAAAAACCTAATTAAATTGTAAAACTACTAGTTTCAGTTCCATTGTCAGTAAAAGCCACCTTAACTTGGTATTTTCCAAAAATATTAGATAACCAGCTCGCGCCATATCCCTTTTGGTAAATATTCCAAGCTGTTTGTGGGTCAGTTGAGTTGGGATAATATTGGAATTTAGCGGTCCATCCAGAGAATCCACCGGCAGGTGTCACGTAAACGTCTGCGTTGGCATTGATTTTGGCAACGCCTGGTAATACGCACGTTTTGACCAATTTGCCGTCAAGGTAGACGTCAAGTGTTCTTCCGTATACGCTGACAAGTAAATTTACCCATTTTTGAATGGGAACGTTGCTAATATTGCAAGTGTGAACAACAGAACCATCTGAAGCTCTTGCGTCTTCACTTGATGCAGGAGTTGTTCCAGGAAAACATGTTAATAAAATGGATAAGTTGTTTTCAATTGCGCCTAAAATAGCGGCAGGACAAGGCAAACTATTCTTAATGCTTTCAATTGTTATATTTTGGCTGTCGGTAACAGCCCCCACACGACCATACAAAATTTTAGCGTCATTGTATTTGTAGTTCCAATCATTAATATAGAACCAAATTGAATAAGTAAAATTGCTTGAATTTGCGACTGTTCCTGTCGCTAAACTGCCAGCCGCAATTTTTTGCATAGATGTTCCAGAGTTGAGGCTTGTAAGAGTGTTAACATCTGCAAATACATAGCGAATAACAATGTATAACAACACGATAATTATGACTACGAGAAGAATATTCTTAATCTCCATTGATATATAATATACTAATAGAATTTTTCTTAAAATGAGAAACATTTATTGCGTTGTAATAAATGTTTTAATACTGAAATTTATTATCCATTGTAATTATCATTATTTGCCGTAGCAAACCATTTGAATGACAAGTAATTCATATAAGGATTATTTGGGTCTCCTTTTACAGGCGGAGGATTTGGATTTGCTTCATCGCTTGGCGGTTCTGATTTTACATCAATTGTAATTGGAATTGTAACAACTGGTGGATTTGCCTTTATGTTTGCACCTGCTAAGACGTTCTTAGCGATTGATTCTTTGGCTGGATTTGCAACAGGAGGATTTTTGTTTTTCACAGTGTTATACAAATAATATATTTGAGACGCATTAATATTGGAATTAAAGTATGTTACATTGCATATTCCTCCATTTACGCCTTTATTTGCGCCGATTGTCAGAGTGTCTTTGGACATTTGCGGAACAGCTTCATTTACAGATTTTACCAATTTACCATTATAAAAAATGTCCATAGTTCCACCACTGTAGTTAATAATGATGTTATTCCATTTTTGCAATAAGACTTTTTCCATTTTATAGATAATTATATTTCCGCTTGCATCTAGTTCTTGTGGGTTTTTGAGACGACTAACGCTTCCAATGGCAGGTTCTCCGGTGTTTAATAAGGTAATCATGAGAGTGTTCTCGCTTGCATTATATAAAACGTTTGGTTTTCCTCCATAATTTAATAAGGAAGTGTATTTGTCTAGAGATGAACTGACATTTGGACTAACAGCATCTATATAAACCCAAAATGAAATGGCGTAATTGTATTCGTATGGATTTTCGTTGGCATCCGTTCCATTTAAATTGTCATATGTGCCAATTGCATTCTCTGAATTTGTATACACAGGACTATTAACTAGTATTGTTCCGCCTTGTTTTGCAACATTTGTTTGTATTTGTTGTCCAAGGAAAAAATAAACAACATATAACAAAATTATAATAACAAGCAAAGCGTAATATGTGGCAGGAGTATTTTTAGTAGATTCTATTGTCGTAGATAACCCAGACCATAAACCACTCAATCCAGCTTTTCCTGCATTAGCTCCAGCACCAGCACCAAAACCTAAAATGCTCATAATAGTATCAAGCACCCCAACTAAAATACAAGGGATGTATAAAAGTGTATTGACTATCAATCTAAAAAATGGACTCTTTTTGTAATAAGTTCCGCCGGTAACTAGTTTGAATACTAATCCCAAAATAGCAATCACAATTAGCGCGTTTAGAATAAACGAAACGATGCCAGATTTACTTGAAAGACCTTCAACTCCCATGACAAGCCAACCAATAAGTAAACCTGAAAAAATGAGACCAAACAAAAGCATAAAAACCTGGCGTGAAATATTTGTGATATTGGATAGGCTTAAATTAACATCTCCGGCACTGTCGCGAAAAGGTATTTTTGAGAAGGATTGTATTCCAAAAAACAGGATCCATGCAATGAAAATGACTATGAGCAATATTACAATGAGAGAAACCTTGTTTGTTTTATCACTTCCGGCAAGTCCGGTTCCATTTGTGAACCCACCAGGATAAGCAAGAATACCTGAAACAATAACAATTAAAAAAATAATAAATGCAATTCCACTAAAAAGACTCATCTTGGTAAGCCCTTTGAAAAGACCACCTGCCGAACTATTTGGCATTGTTCCTTGTTTTACAGAAGGCAACGTCATCAATGTTATCAAATAGAGGAATCCAAAAATGGCCAATAAGATTGTAACAACGAGAGAAGGTCCAAAATAAGTTTTTAGATAACCTCCTGGGTCTACTGTGTAAAACAATAAAATAAACACAAGTAAACAAAAGTAAACCAATGCATATTTAATTCGTTCGTAATTTAAATCTAAACCGTATAAAGTTCCTTTCTCCATTGCTAAATAAAATAGATAAATGCCAATTAGCATTGTTATTGGGAAAAATAAGAACGCGTATGCATTTATAATTCCTTTAGGGACTGATTGATATAATATAATGAGGCCAATAATATATCCTGCGAGAAGCAAAACAAACTTTAATTTTCCTAAAAAATTCAAGAACTCTTTATAATTTGGTATTGTTAGAAGAATAATCAACACTATTGCCGACATAAATGCAATGATTGTAATGGCGGTGTTGTTTTGCGATTGTGTTAATGATGGCGCGCCAGGCAAATCTATATTTTTTGAATACAATAGTCCAATAGTAACCCCCATAAGTATTAAGATTATGGCAAAAAACGTTCCATATATGAGAGGAGTTTTTAATTTTGCGTAATCATAATTCTTTGCAGAGTCTAATGGGGTTGCATTATTTATTATAGGAATTGCTGTAGCTTTTGGGATACTCATAATATAATATAATAATATAATTACATTATATTTTCCTTTTCCAAAAGACACTTTTGGGAAAAGTGTCGCAAAACTCCAACAAGATTTGGCTCAACCTTTCCCAAAGTGGAGTTACATATTTTCCATGGCGGTCTTTTTGCCATGACAGTCCCTACACAAAGCAACCAAGTTGGCAACTTCATTAGTTCCTCCGTATTCTAGACGTTTGATATGATCAACTTCAAACCAGGCATTTAATTGTTGTTTGCAATCTCCACACTTCCACCCTTGATTAGATGCTACATATTTCTTTTTTGTTTCACTTACTGAACGTTTTGTGCTTTTGCCGCCAGATTGTAGAATGCGTTTCTCTGCGTTTATTGATCCCATACTTGCACCCACGTCGTTTTCATCATTTAAGTTGCCCATAAAACTTGAGTTGCTAGATGTCGTTGTAAAGTCTATTAATGGACTAAGCATATCCATGGAGGATTTATCAATAGGCATATATTTGACAACGTTATTGGCGTGAAGAAGAATATTTTTGCACCTTGCTGGGTTGCGTTTAACCATGAGATAAAAGATGATACCTAAAAATACGAAAAAGGCTATTTGAAAGTATTTTTTATTTTTCATTATCATTTTTGTGTATTTTCCGTCATAATAAGTATTGTAAGCTAAAAATGCGGTTATTCCAAATATTAGTAACTCCAATTTCATTGTTAATATATTATAAGATTATTATATATTGCGCGACGAACTAACTGGTTATTTTTGAGAGCTTTTAGTTTTTTTCATAGTGCTGTTTTTTTTAGAACTAGAGCTACGTTTGCTTGTTTTTGTTGTAGAGTTTGTTGTAGATTTTGTTGCAGATTTGGTTGTAGATTTTGTTGTAGATTTTGTTGTAGTTTTTTTTAATTTAGAAATTGTTAAACTAGACGTTGGGTGTTTTTCCTGAAAGTGCACCGTGGATTTTTTATCAGCCTTTAAAAACAAGGCGTTTAAATCTTCCAATTTTGCAACAACTTTGTCAACATCAACTGGCACATAACTGCATTCAATAACATATAAAATCATTTCTTTTATTTTTTCTATAATTTCCAATTCGCAGTCGCATAATTTATTGTAATAATTACTCAAATATTCTAAAATAGGCAAATAAGTCATAGTAAATCCCCAGACATCCAAATTTTTCAAGAACACTTGACTAAAATACTCCATCTTCTCAAACTTTCCATCTCGCGTAAATTTGAACAGAACATAAGAGATGTATTCAAATATAAAATAGAACGTGTAATCAAATTCTATCAAGTCGTCTTTAAATTGTTCTTCAATATTAATTAATCCGCGCTCAAAGAATTCTTTAAAAATGCTATTAAGCGCCTTCAAATGACCAGGACCGCGTTTATTTACCCATGATATCACATAATTAATAACAAAAGAACGAATAATAAAGAAACTGGGTTCCTTATGTTTCTTTAAAAACTCTGTATACATTTTTGCAAAAGTATCATTGAATAGGACAACCGAAAATGGAACATTGAATTGAAAAGGTCTATTTGTTAAAGGCTTTGGAATCTTTTCACCTGACTTATATGTAGTTGATAAACCCCAGTCTATTAAACGCGTCTTAACATCTGAATGACCTTCTTCTTTTACTAAAATATTGGAATCTTTAATGTCACAGTGATATACATTTCTCTCATTCATTTGGACAATCCCTTTTTTCAAAAGTTCTATCAATGAGACATTCATCTTGTGAATTTTTTTATAATCCATTTTCTCTCGTTCAACATAATCTCCAACATCAACTCCTCCATAAGGCATGTTGAGAGAAAGCAGTTTACCCAGTGACTTGTTAACGTTTGACGCGGTTATATCTATTTTTTTAAGAGACTTGCACTTCTTGTCAAAATTGTCAAGGTCCTCTTTTTCAAGCTCTTCTGGTTCGCATAATGAAAACCCATCTAGCAAAAAATAATCGCTGTAATTTGGAATATCATCTAATAGGCCTTTGAATTCTTGTATTTCTTTATATTCAGCCTTTGCATATTTTGTTTTCATTAATTTTGTTATGCCTGCTTCTTTATTTTTTCTTGTTTTGCATTTTATGGCAGGTTTAAAAACGCACCCAAAACCACCTGACGCGATTGCTTTTCCTCCTTTAATTTTTTTCATTTTGTTGTTGTTAAAATAACTATAGATTATTATTTGCAACAAACTCTAAACTAAATCACTGATTGTATAAATAAAAAATAACGCCAATAAATGCCGCAATAATGATAAAGTATATAATTTTGCTGCGCATTTTATAGTATTCTCTCATTTTCAAATCATTTGGTTTATATTGCTCGTAATAGTTTTCGTAAAATTTGCTGAGAGAAATGTTTGGCTTTTCAAGCCGTTGATTAATTTTGTTGTGTATAAAGTGCATCCAACGTATAAAAGAATCGCGCGAATCTAAATAAGGCGACACAGGATACTGGTCTAACAGTTGGCTAAAATATGTTGCCATTGTTTCAACAGGAATAAACATTGGTATATTATGAATAAACTCGTAATACTTCTTCTTTGTAATAGTATTTGGTCTATGTGGATAACACATTGCTACTGTATGTAAAAAAAACCAATAGTGAGGCCCCCATACTCTTGGATCTAATCCCATTTGAATAAATTAATATTAAAAGATAAATGTTTAAACATAAATGCCTATATAACCTAAGTCATAGATTGAATGAATAAAACAAACATATGCAACAACTGTGGAAAACACGGACATTTATTTCACCAATGCAAATTGCCAATTACAAGTTATGGAATTATATTATTTAGGTCAAGTGACAAAGGAGTTCAATATTTAATGATACGTCGCAAGGATAGTTTTGGTTACATTGATTTAATTAGGGGAAAATATTCGTCTTACAATGTGGAGCAGATTCAAAAAAGCGTAGACGAAATGTCTGTTTGTGAAAAGGATCGTTTAAGGACAGAGTCATTTGACAGTTTATGGAAAACGATGTGGGGAGACACCAATGGAATGCAATATAGAGGCGAAGAAGTTGCTGCTTCTAAGAAGTTTGATGTCATCAAAAATGGAATCCAAGTGAATACTGAAAAAATCACACTTGATGATATCATAGACAACAGTAAAACGCGATGGGACGAGACTGAATGGGAATTTCCCAAAGGAAGGCGTAACTTTCAAGAAAAGGATTTAGAATGCGCATTAAGAGAATTTGAAGAGGAAACAGGATATTCAAGCAAAGAGATTACTATTATTGAAAATCTGTTACCATTTGAGGAGATATTTATTGGATCAAATCATAAATCGTATAAACACAAATATTATTTGGCATATATGAACGACACTGTTGACACCTTGCAAAATTTTCAGAAAACCGAGGTGAGCAAGCTAGCATGGAAAACAATTGATGAGTGTTTAGAGTCAATTAGACCTTACAATTTAGAAAAGAAACAAATAATTATTAATATAAATAAAGTATTACAAGAATATAGATTATATTCATAATATATAATATGCAAACACGAAGAACAAAAATTACAGAGTTAAAAGAAAATTTTAAACAAAAACCAGTTAAAAAACTTAAATTTGCCGATCAGGTGGCTCCTATTGTGGAAGATGATCTAAAAGGTGAATATGAAAAAAACAACTGCGCTGCGCCTGGTAATGAATATGACAAGACTTGCAATAAATTCCTCTTAAAAAAAGAGCTGGTAGAGAGAAATGAATTAGGTCAACATCCTGAAGAAGACGATTATTTGTATCCTAGTTTAAATGACCCAAATTTTACTGTTAAAATAGCAGAAAAAAAAGAGTTTAATGACAATCGGTATGACGGAAAAATTTACGACATTAAGGAGCAAGCTGAGCTTTTAGCAAATGCTGAATTTGAATTGGCTCCACAACAAGCGTTTGTTAGAAACTTTCTCTCATTTCAAACTCCTTATAACAGCCTTTTGCTGTATCATGGACTAGGATCCGGCAAAACGGCAACATCTATTGGCGTGTGCGAGGAGCAAAGAGATTATTTAAAACAGATGGGTATTTCAAAACGCACAATCATTGTTGCGTCACCAAATGTTCAAGATAACTTTCGTGTTCAGCTATTTGACGAAAGAAAATTAAAATTAGTTGATGGGCTTTGGAATTTAAAGGGTGCGACCGGAAACAAATTTATAAAGGAAATTAATCCTATGAACATGAAAGGTTTAACAAAGGAAAAAGTTGTTAGCCAAATTAAAGCAATTATAAACACTTCTTATTTATTTTTAGGTTATATTGAGTTTGCAAATTATATTGAAAAGGTTAAAGAAGTAAAAGGTTCTTTCAGAGACGAAGAAGATAAGCGCATTAAAATGACTCGCAATTTAAAATACGAATTTGACAACCGTTTAATTGTGATAGACGAGATTCACAATATTCGTATTGCGGAAGAAAATAAGAATAAAAAGGTCGCCGTTCAACTGGAAGATTTGGTTAAATCTGCTTCTAATATGCGTTTGTTATTATTGTCCGCTACACCAATGTATAATAGCTATAAGGAAATTGTTTGGCTTTTGAATTTGATGAACTTGAACGATCGTCGTGCAACAGTTGAAATTAAAGACGTATTTGATAAAGATGGAAATTTTAAAAAGGGACCAAATGGAGAAGAGGAGGGCAAAGAATTGCTTTCAAGAAAGGCGACTGGATATGTTTCTTTTGTAAGAGGAGAAAATCCTTATACATTTCCTTTTAGAGTTTATCCGTCCGTTTTCTCTCCCAAGTCAACATTGGAGGATGTAAAATATCCAAAATTTCAGATGAACGGAAAGAGAATTAAAGACCAAGACGTAATTCAAATTTTAAAACCAACTATTTATCTAACTGATATTGGAAAATATCAAGCCATGGGATACAAATTTGCAATTGATAGCCTTAGAAAAAAGAAAATTAGCACAACTACAAAAACTGGAGTTGTGAGAGAAATGCCGAGTTTTGAAAATATGGAGGCATTTGGTTATACTTTATTACAGATACCATTAGAGGCACTTAATATTGTTTATCCAATGGAAGGTCTTGAGCATCTTGTTGAGAAGGTAGAACCGGTTGAGAGTCTATCCAGTTTGATAGAGGATTCTGATGTTGAAGAAGAAGAACCAAGAGAGAAAAAGTTATCCAAAATAGCAACAATAGCTCCAAAATTAAAGGAGTATAAAGGAGTAAAACAATTGGAATCTGCTTTAGAACCTCATCAAGAAGAACAAGAAGAACAAGTAATTAAACTTACTAGAAAACCATCTAGTAGAAAATCAATAACTTCTTATAGAGGAGGAGATTCAGAAAACGACAGCGTAGTTAGTGAACGTGAAGTATTTATCAACGCGAATGATTTAACTGGAAAGCGCGGCTTAGAGAGAACCATGGAATTCATTGATAGTAAAAATCCACCTGAAAAAGGGTCATTTGAATATAAAAAATGGTTACTTGACAAAGATGAGAAAATTTTTTCTCCCAATAAAATTGGAAATTATAGTTCAAAGATTAATTCTATTTGCAAGAGTATTTTATCAGATGATGGTCACGTTGCTGAAGGCATTATATTGATTTATTCACAATACATTGACGGTGGTTTAGTGCCAGTTGCGCTTGCATTAGAAGAAATGGGATTTTCTAGATACGGTGATGGTGCCAATTCGTTATTCAAAACTCCTCCAACAGAATTGGTGGATTCAAGAACATTGAAACCTCGTGAAAGTAAGAAAGACAGCTTTATGCCTGCCAAATATATTATGATAACCGGAGATCCAAGATTATCGCCAAACAATGATTTTGAGATTAAAGCAATTACAAATGATGATAATAAAAAAGGCTATAAAATTAAAGTGGTTCTTATCTCTCAAGCAGGTTCAGAAGGCGTAGATTTCAAGTTTTTGAGACAGGTCCATATTATTGACCCATGGTATAACATGAATAGGATTGAACAGATTGTTGGAAGAGGTGTTCGCAATTTCAGTCATAAAGATTTAGACTTTGAAGAGAGAAATGTGTTGATATTCATATATGGAACAATATTGGAAGATAACGAAGAGGAAGCAGCCGATTTATATGTATATAGAGTTGCAGAATACAAAGCAGTTCAAATGGGTAGAGTTAGCAGATTGTTAAAAGAGACATCTGTTGATTGTTTAATAAATCACGACCAAACAAATTTTACTCAGGAAAATATTGAAAAGGAGACAAGCAAAAAAGTAAAACAGATTTTATCAAATGGCATGGTTATGGACGATTTTAAAGTTGGTGATATTCCTTATTCCGCCGCGTGCGATTATATGGCGGATTGTGAATATAAATGCCAACCTAATAAAGATATTGATTTTGACGATTCTGCAAAAACAAGAGTGGACACTTATAATGAAGCATTTATTGTAATGAACTCCGAAAAGATACTGCAAAAGATTAGAAGGCTGTTCAGTGACAAATTGGATGGCAAATTCTTCTTTAAAAAGAGTGATTTAATGCAAAAGATAAATACTCCCAAGCCATATCCAATGGTTCAAATATATGCAGCATTGACGCAATTGATAGAAGATGCAAATGAACCAATAACTGATAAATATGGAAGAACTGGACATTTGATTAATATTGGAGAATACTACTTGTTTCAACCAAGTGAACTCAATAATCCACATGCAACCATTTATGAACGTTCAGTTCCTCTAGACTTTAAACACAGTATGGTGAAATTTGACATAAAATCAAACTTATTTAAGGATGATAAGGAATCACCTTTGCCAGTTGTGGAACAAAAACAACACAAACAAAAACAAGAAAAAGAATCACAATCAAAAATGGGGGAACAACCCAAGCCGGCAGAAAAAGAACCCCATGTTTTAACTGAAATGAAGAAAAATTTTGACTTGACTATGTCATTTGCAAGAACAACCGAAATTGTCCCAAGAGGAGACGACGATTGGTATAAACACTGCGGTGTGACTATAAGAAAACTAGTTAAAAATGGAATTATAACATCACCTGATGCTCTTGAATTTTTAGTTGAACATATAGTTGACATGCTTGATTACAATGATAAATTACACTTGATAAAATATATATATTCATTTGATTCATTTGAAGAAAATACGTTTGACTATTATGTAAAGAAGTATCTTGATAAAAAACTTATTAAAACGGCGCGGTTAACTAGCATGATATTATTCTCTGGAGATAAGATTCACGTTATGATACTGAAAGATAAGAAATGGCATCAGGCCGAACCGGAGGATGAAAGAGAAATTGCCATGGAAACAGTAACAAAAATGGATTACATGAAATTTGAGTTGAACAAATTAATAGGTTTTATTGGCCAAGATCAAAAGAACAGATATTTGGTGTTTAAGGTAAAAGACATGGAAGCAAAGAGAAATACCGGAGCTAGATGTGATGAAGCAGGAAAACCAAAAAAGATTGCAATATTAACTGAGTTGCTAGGTCAAGAGTTGTTTGATAAATATACACAAGGAACAACCAAAGGCATGGTTCAAGCCGAATTGTGTTCATTGCAAGAATTATTGTTTAGGTATTACAATAAAACTAAAAAGAACAGCAAATTGTGGTTTTTTGATTTTGAGACGGCAATGCTGTCTAAAAAGGAATTAAAGATATAATACAGATACTAGATAAAGCTGTTAAAACTTAAAAAAAATAAATTGTTGGGCTCTAACAATCTATTAAATATAAAAATTGAAATGGAAATAAAAAGATAATTATATAATATATACACTCATGGAGGCTGTTCAAAAACCAAAATACAAGAAGAAGCAAACTATTGAAAACAATATATACTCAAGAGCATTAATCACTCGCAGTATATCATTGCCCATAGTAAATATTGGTAAGAATGTTCAGCAGACTATTGAACGGTATATTATAGATAATTTTGAGGGGAAGTGTGTAGTGGAAGGGTTTATTAAGGTAGGTTCATGCAAGATTATAACATACTCTAGTGGATTGGTGAAAGGGACAAACATTGGATTTGAGGTAGTATTTGAATGCAAGATTTGCTGCCCTGTGGAAGGAATGTTGATTCAATGTGTTGCAAAGAATATTACAAAGGCAGGCATTCGCGCGGAAAGTTCGGATGAGACACCTAGTCCAGTGATCGTCTTTATTACAAGAGACCACCACTACATGGTTCAGTATTTCTCAACCATTGAGGAGGGAACTAAATTCACTGCGAGGGTTATTGGACAACGATTTGAGTTGAATGACAAGTATGTTAGCATAATTGCTGAGTTGGTTGAACCCAAGAAGGACTATTCTAACTTGGGAATGAATAAGGAGTTATCAAAGCCCAAGTTAGTTATTGGAGACGATTAAACTAATAATAATTGTGGGATTATATTGAATTTAGAAAGTTAATATAATCTATATATAATATAATAACAAATATGTCAACATCAACATCAACATCAGGACTACCAGCAGTATCAAGAAGTTCATCTTCAGCATCATTAAATAAGCCAGACCCATTGAACGACCTTGAAATAGACGATTCAGAAGAATCTAAAGACCCAAACTGGAATTGGACAAGATATACAACAGATACAGGAGAATTCTATTATTTTAACAGACAAACTCATGAAACAACTTGGAAAAGACCATTGAATAAAAGTGAAACTGGAACCTGGTGTGAGGCTTGTTCTAAAAATTGTTCAGGCAATTATTATAATACGTCAACCAAAAGTTTTGAGGATAAACAACCAGATGGAACGCAATTAGGCAATTTTTTAAATGCTATACCAAAAGTTAAAGTAGTTTTTAAATCAGTTGCTACAAGTTCAACTCCAAGTTCTTCTAGTTCAAGCGGTAGTTCTTCTGCAAGCAGCAGTTCAGGTTCAGGTGCATCTACTGGAACGACAATCATTAAATCTCCTCAAGAAACGGGAACTTATGGTGGTGGTAGAAATAATAACTATGGAAAAAATCAAAATGGTTCTGGTGGAACAGACCCAGACAATTGGCCAACAAATCAACGAGAATTGTGTGCATGGATTGCCAAGCAACCTGAAGCCGCTCAGCCTCAACAAAATGATTCTTACCAAGATATAACTCAAGGAGCAATTATAATTCAAGAAGTAAAAGACCAAGTAAATGTATATCTGACAATTGGAGATGGAACATGCATGCTTCATGCTATTTTAACTGTAATATGTCCAGAATATAGAGAATTAAGTGATCCTAATAAGAAGAAAATAGGCAACAGATTTCGTAAAGAAAAAGTTTCTTTTTTACCACCTTGGGACGCGTCCGGCAAAGATGAAACAATGGAAATGTCTGGAAATTTTAAAGGACAAAATATATATTCTCGTGGAATTAATCCAAATATTAGTAATGAAAAAGCTTATTTAACTGACGCCGATGCTAACGTTTTTTGCAAATTTTTTAATATTAATTTAATAATATTTTCAGATAGCTCTGGCGTTGTTGCCGCAACAATTGGAACTGGTGGTCGCCACGATGCACCGGGAATGACCATTGCAGGTCCAAATGATGAACTGCTTCCATACTATTTTATATATTGTATGAACCCTGGGCATTATTCTGCAATGAGTTTAAAACCGAAGTCAGGTCAAAGGGATTTTAGCGTTCCTTATACAGTTAATAGTTTTAATTCAAATACGGCGCAAGAAGCAGCAACTCCTGCAGAAGCAAAAACAAATTTAGAAACACAAAACGCTTATGTTCCTCCAAATGAGCAGTCGTGGTTTTACATATATAATAGTGGAAATAGAGCAAAAATTAACGTTGGAAATGTTTGCAGGTTTAAAGAAGGAGATCAAATTGAAATAAATGGACAGGCATATACAGTTTTAGATAGAACTACAGAAAATGGAAGTGTGTGCAAAAACTATACAATTATTAATAATGCAAATAAACAGATTGAAATAAGAAGTGCAACAGAAGTTGATGCTCAAAATCCAGCCGCAGCAACAACAACAAGTAATAGAAATAAAATTTTAACAGATGTTTTAACAGCTACGAATTATGTAGGTAAAATTGCAGATTTAGAAAATTATATTAATAATCAATCAGGAAATATTGCAGATGTATTGCAAGTAGCACTCAACCAAAATGTTACAGGATTATTAACTGCATCTCTGCAAAACAGAGTTAATACGCGTAATACCATTCAAACATTATTGGGAATTCCTCTTACCGGAGGAAGAAAAAAATCAAGAAGAAATAGAAATAAGACCAAGAAGTCAAAAAAGACAAGACGTTCCAAAAAAAATTGAAAACGTTTAAATGGTTAATTATAAAAGAAACCATAACAAGAACCAGAATAAAAAGAAAATGACGCATGTTCTAAGAAGCGTTTTGCCTGTGGTAATCGTTGACATTATTAAAGAATTTACAGGCGAGGGTTGTTGGCGCAGAGGAAAATTCATTCACATTCACCGCATTCCTCGCAGCGATTTAAGATACGATATGCTGAGAGGTCGGCCAAAAATTAAACAAGTAACTTATGACGCCGTCGGAAACGTAAAAGCCGGATGTGCGTGGTTCAAGCTTGCAAATAATAAATTTGTTGTTATCAATGTTATCCACGGTCTTTATTGGGATAACGGCAACTATATAGAAGGAGATATTTGGGAGATATGTTATAATGGAACAAAAATTGTTCGCAAAATTCAATAAAAAATAAAAACAATAAAATAAATTTAACTAAAATACAACAAACAAGCTTAAAAATATTTTTTTAATCATATAAAACAATGTTAGCAGAGTCATCCTACGAGTTTAACGATTTGAATTTAATCAGAGAAAAGATTGAGTCCATGCCAAAGTTCAATCAAGTTGAAATATTACGCATTCTTAGCAAGGATGAAACGGTTATATTGAATGAGAACAAATATGGCACGTTTATTAATTTAACTGAGTTGTCTGACGCAATCATTGACAACTTGAAGACATATATTAACTACGTCAACACGCAAGAGGTTCACTTGAACTTTCTTGAAAAGCAAAAGGAAGATTTCAAGAATATATACTTTACGAAAGATAATAAAGATAATTCAGGAAAAAATAAATATGCATAGTCCATCATCAGTTCAAGAACAAAAAAATGATTATAATCATGTATTAAGTAATTTACAAGATTATATGTTAACAAGCAAACTTATTGCAAAGCATTCATCTTTTCATAATGCTGAGTTAAAGCCAGTTCAAAAACAGAAACAACAAACTGAAAAGAAGGTTCAAGAAAGATTTTTTTATCCGAAAGAGAAAGACCAGCTTTTTTGGTGCTATTTTATTATCCAAAATGGATTCTCCAAGTATGAATATCCAGGGATAACTAGTTTTGTCAATGAAAAGGAAGAAAAATTTAGGTGCATTGAACATATGCGCAATAATAAGCAACAACTAAAAACAAAGAAGATAAAGAATATTAGAGAAGACGTGGAAGATGAATTGGCAAATAAACAGATAATTGGGATGAAGACGTTTATTGCTCTTTGTATTGCCAATAACATTAATATTATGTATATTCACAAGCGAAAATGTTTTGAATTGGTTTGCGATGACCAAATGCCCATGCATGCTGTTCACTGCATAAATAATATGGATTCGTCGGCTTTCAACTATTGTTATGAACTGACACCAACAAATGAACAGTTGGACATTTATCGTAGCACATTGTTCAAGTGGGAAAGCGTAGAAAAACCACTAAAAGCAATGAGTGCATATAAGTTGGAAGAATTGAGTGACCTGTGTAAAAAATTAGCTTTGGATGTTTCGCCAAACGGTGGCACTGACGCATTAAAAAATAAAACTAAAAAGGACTTGTACGAATTAATAATAATGAATATTTAAAAAATTGATTCAAATATAAAAATATGTAATGTAATATATATAACTATGTCATCCCTCAAAAAAGAACCTGAAAATTTAGAACCGTCACAATATAAAAAAAGAGAAGAGCGACCCAACTATCAATCAAAAGAATCTCCACAAGTTCAATTAGACAAATTGATCAAGTTGTTCTGGGCAAACAATCCATACGTAAGAGATGTTCAGAAAAACAATGAGTTGGAAGTAAAGTTTGGAACAAGAGGAATCAAGCCTCTAACCAAAATAGATTTTGATAACGTTATTCGCAAATTAAAGTCTCTTGGGTTTACTTCAGCTTGCGAAGAGGGTGAATATTTGTTGAGAATTCAAAACGAATTTTTGGATCCTTCATCAGGAAGGTTCAAATTGTCTCCAATTAGAGCAGAAATTATTGGGTTCCATGAAATCCAGGATTACTGTAAACACAACGATATAAAAAAAATGTCGTCTGTTTATTCTACCAAATTTTACAACAAAGGCACTTATTCAAAGGGCACAGGAAAAGACGCCGAGCGTGTATTTCCTGTTAACTTTGACGACTTTAATTTCAGAGTTTCATATAGCATTGAGAATAACATGCGCAATACAACTGGTGTGATACAAAGCATTGTTGATAACTGGGAGAAAACAAAAAAGAGTTTTAGATACTTAAACCGAGTTACATTTACGCATCCGGAAATTCCCATTAAGGTTGATATGAGTATTGTTAAAAGCTCACGATTCTCTGATAGAAATCCTGTATTGGAATATACCACGAGCGAAGCCAATGTATTTCAAAATCCGGAAGTCTATGAGATAGAGTTGGAGGTTGATAACACAAAAATTGGTCCAGGAACTCTCACAGATTCACCAGAGACATTGTTGGCAGGAATTCGCAAGACAATCAAGTTTGTTTTGATGGGGCTGCAAGGAACAAATTATCCAATTTCCTACCCAGAACAACGCAACGTTCTCCAAGAGTATATGAAGTTGATTCACGCGGACGAATATGACCCTGAAAAACACAAATATGTAAAACCGCGCAATTTCATAGGGCCTTCGTCAACAACACTTCAGATAACAAATATTGCTCCATTAAATGACAACGCTATTATACCAAATATTCGCAATGATTACACGGTTACTGAGAAGGCCGACGGAGAAAGACATTTGTTGTTTATTTCGGCAAAAGGTAAAATTTACTTGATAAACACTAATATGAATGTCTTGTTTACTGGAGCGGAAACAGACAAAAAAGAGTTGTATAATACTTTGATTGATGGAGAGAGCATCCCTCATAATAAATTTGGAAAATTCATAAATTTATATGCTGCGTTTGACATCTATTATGTTGATAAAAAGGACGTCAGGGCTCTGGGATTTATCCCAAAGACCAAAGAAGATTTGAAGTCAAAGTTTCGTCTGCCATTATTGAAACACGTTATTAAATTGTTAGAAGCAAAATCGGTAGTAAAGACGGAAGCCATTAGCCCAATCAGAATAGAATCCAAACAATTCTACCCATTGTATTCAGGCCAAAATATATTTGATGCATGTAATTTAATTTTGACAAGAGACAAAGAGGGATTGTTTGAATATAACACAGATGGTCTGATATTTACGCCGGCTAACATGGGAGTTGGTGCCGATGAAATTGGCAAAGTTGGTAAGCTAGGAAAAGCTACATGGGAATACTCTTTCAAGTGGAAACCAGCTTATTATAACACAGTTGATTTCTTGGTTAGCACAAAAAAGGCAAAGAATGGGCAAGACGAGGTAACTCCAATTTATCAGAATGGATTGCAAACGTCTTCTGCAACTCAAATAAATGAATATAAAACAATTGTTTTGAGATGTGGTTTTGATGAAGGCGTTGATGGATATATTAACCCTTGTCAAGACGTTATCAATGATGTTCTTCCAACATTTGAACCAAATAACAATGGGAAAAGGCAATATAATTATCTCCCAATGCAGTTTTATCCAACAGATCCATACGATCCTAATGCAGGCATTTGTAATATCATGTTAAAGAATGATGAAACAGGAATTTTGCAAATGTATACTGAGGAAAATGAAGTCTTTGGAGATAATACTATTGTAGAGTTTAGATATGTTCTTGACAATGAATCCGGTTGGAGATGGGTTCCTTTGCGCGTTCGTTATGACAAAACTGCAGAGTTGAGAAACGGCGAGAAGAACTTTGGAAATGCGTATCGCGTTGCAAATAGCAACTGGCACTCCATTCATAATCCAATTACAGAAGAAATGATTTGCACCGGAAACAACGTGCCAAATGAATTGGCTGACGATGACGTGTATTATAATAAATTTTCTGGAAGCAGCAAGACAAGAGGATTGCGAGACTTTCACAATTTGTTTGTTAAGAATCTTTTGATTACAAGTGTTTCAAAGCGTTCGGACACGCTAATTGACTACGCTTGCGGTAAAGGTGGCGATTTCTCAAAATGGATTGAAGCAAAATTATCGTTTGTTTTTGGAATTGACATTTCAAAGGACAACTTGGAAAACAGATTGGATGGAGCTTGTGCGAGGTTTTTGAATTATCGCAAAAGATTTAAGCACGTTCCTTATGCTTTATTCGTGAATGGAAATAGCAGTCTGAATGTTCGCAGCGGTTTGGCGATGATGAATGATAAAGCAGTGCAAATAACCAAGGCCGTTTTTGGACAAGGTCAAAATGATACAGAGAAGCTTGGAAAAGGAGTTGCACGACAATTTGGAAAGGGAGAAGAAGGTTTCAATGTCTCATCTTGTCAGTTTGCCGTTCACTATATGTTTGAAAACCAGACAACTTTTCAGAATTTTATGCGAAATATTTCCGAATGCACGAAATTAAATGGTTATTTCATTGGAACTTGCTACGATGGCAAGCTTATCTTCAACCTGTTAAAGAAAAAGAAGATGGGTGAAAGCATTGAGCTATACGAAGGAACCAAGAAAATTTGGGAGATTAGAAAGGAATACGAAGACGCAGCGTTTGATGACGATGTTACCAGTTTAGGATGCCAGATTAATGTATTCCAAGAGACTATTAACAAAATGTTTCCTGAGTATTTGGTCAACTTTGACTATCTAGAGAGAATCATGGAGAATTATGGGTTCAAGTTGGTAACACGCGACGAAGCCAAGTTGCTTGGTTTACCAGAAGGGTCTGGTTTGTTTAGTGAATTATACAATTTGTTACAAGATCAAGTGAAGCGCAGTCCATTTAAAAAGAATGAATACGGTGATGCATTAGAAATGACTCCAAATGAGAAAAAGATTTCATTCTTGAATAGATATTTTGCGTTCAAGAAAATTAGTCACGTGAACGCAGAAAAAGTTGCTATGGAATTAATTGATGATACTGTTGCAGAGCGCAAAGTGTCACGCACACCTCTTGCTAGTGCCAAAAAATCTGTAAAGAAATCCGAGAAAACATTGGAGAATAAAAAGGCTCGCCCATTAAACAAAAAGATTATGCTTATTGCTGCGTCGGAAGCAATTGATGAAGTCCCAGAGCAAGCAAAAGATCTTGACATTGTTGTTGAGAAACCTGAAGAAAAGAAAACAAAGAAACCTCGCGCAAAGAAAGTTGTCTTGGCGGTTGAATCTGAGACAAAGGAACAAGCAAAAGAAAATGCCGAGGAATTAAAAGAAAAAGCTTTGGAAGAACAACAAAACGAAAAGGAAGTTGTTGAAACAGAAGGAACTATTATAAAGGAGTCTGAAACTCCGGCTCAAAAACCGAAAAAAACTGCGTCAAAGAAAAAGGTAACTTTGAAGTTGGAAGAATAAAAATATTACTATAATATAAAAATATAAATATGGATATGTTTGGAAGAAGACGCAAACTTGCACCAGATGAAACACAAAAACTAATGACTTTGTATTTTGAATACAAACTAGCGAGCACACCTACTGGAGTTTGGAAAAATGGAAAAGTGCATGACCCTGAAATTACCAAACGAGAAATTTTAGCAATAGACCCTTATTTTTTTATTAAAAGAGAAGAGAGAGAAAAAGATAGAAAAGAAAGGGAAGGACAAGAAAATTCAGAACTTAGAAGACGACCGTTAAGCAGTGCGCGCGTAGAAAGTCGTCCACTCATTAGTTCAAACGATAACGAAGAATGCGATGAAAAAAAACAAACGTGTTGTGACAAAGTAACTGGCTTCTGTAGAAAACTTGTTGGGCTTGGTGGAAAGACAAGAAGGAAACACAACAAGCAGCGTAAAAATAAAAGAAAAAAGACGCGAGGAAAACGACGCGCGGCAAAAACCAGACGTTCTTAATAAATAAATAAACTAATATATAATATTTTGCTAATCACTTAAACAAAATATTCTATAATAATGTAACCTCAAGAATGAGTTATTACATATTACCTAAGAAGCAAACGACACACAAAATAAATCCAAGTTTTAATGAAGGCAATGACCCTATAATCTCTTTCAGTCTGATACACTACATGAATGTAGCAAAAAACTTTGCATCAAAATTAAAACAAAGTTTCTACACAACAGAATCCGAAGCAGAAATTCAAGACTACAACATTGATTTTTATTACAAGATTATTAATCCTTATGAATACATACATTTCAAGGTTCCTAGTTCAAAATTTTCAGTTAGCAAGATTAAAGCAAGTTCTCCAACATTTTACGCATTAATGGAAATTTCTAATACATTCAATATTTTTGATTCATTTTCAGGAAGAAACATAAAGGCGCTTCATTGTGGTTCAAGCAATGCATCTACAATTGAATGTATGAACATTTTTAGAGAAAACAACAACGACATTATTTATGAGAACAACATTGACTCAGAGTTGTCTATTTTAAGACCTTTTCAGGGAATAGAAATGATGACAGTTGATTTTTTGTATTTTGAAATTAGTAATCGCTTGGACTTGGAAGTTAACGGCTATTTTATTAATCTTATTGCAATCCTATGCAACATATTGACTTACCAAAATGTTAATGGAACTTGCATAATTAAGATTGACGTAATTTATCACAAACCAATCTTGGATATTTTATATTTATTGACAGGTATGTATGACAAGATTTACATTATAAAGCCAAATGCGTCCAATGCGTTTAAAAATGAGCGGTTTGTTATCTGCAAAAGTTTTATTTCGGATTACTCAAAAACAATAGAAAATAACAATACGCTAAAAATTCTAAGAGCAATTATTGCTGAATGCATGCAACATGGCAAACAAATTAGCTCATTAATAAACAGTGAACTTCCGTATTATTTTTTAAATAAGATAGAAGAATCTAATATTATTGTTGGACATTTGCAATTGGAGCAATATGATCAATTAATTAATCTATGTAAAAATAAAAACAAAGATGATAGAATAGAGGCGTTGAAAAAGAATAATATTCAAAAATGCATTCAATGGTGCGAAAAACACAAGATCCCATATAATAAATTTGTGGACAAACTTAATATATTTTTGCCAATTGTCGTGTATGATGATGATGGAAATATTATAGACACGCCACAACGAGACGCATCTTTAGAAGTAAATAGGATTATTGATCAAGAGGAAACGGAAGATAAAAACGAAGAAGTTATTTAAGAGGTTGTCCGCCTGGATTAGACGCGCTAATTCCATTATTTGCAACTGTTGGTCCGGCGCTTGAAATTCCCATATACTGAAGTGCTTTTGACTGGAAATCGTCGGAATTTCTGAAACAAGTTTTAGGATTATAACTGACTTGTCTAAATATGATTGGCAGAACAGGGCTGCATGTTTGGGATTTTGATTTATAGATAAATGGCGTGAAAGGCAACCCACCCACATTAGCGACGCTCATTGTGCTTGTAGAGCCTCTTAGTGCATTGCTATTGTTAACGTTCTTTTCTACGGTTGTTAATCCCAATTTGTATGTTCTTGCGCTGCTAGAAACGCCACCTTGAACTGCAAATTGAGGGTTGCTTGGTTTGTATACAACTAATTTGCAGCCATTTGGGTTGCTAGGGCCGGTTAATCCCATTCCATAATAAGGATTATTAATAAAGTTACTGAAGATATATGCGGCTTGAGCTGCATTTCCGGATTTTAAATTTGATATGAACCAAACAAACTGTTGTATTGTTACTATTTTAAAGTTATAAAAGTTTGTTATGTCCTCTTGCGAAAAAAGTCCATTACTATTCAAAATTTGGAATGCTAATGCTACTAACTCAACCTGAGTAAAAGTGCTCAAACCAGTATTTGGATAACAGTTGCCAACATAAGTATTTGCAAGAGTAATTGGACTACCAGGTTTTGCTGCGGCGAGCATTGCTGGAGTAATATTTGGATTATTTTTTAATAAAGCTGCATCTGTAAAACCGTCATCAGCTGTTTTAAAGTTGAAAACACGTTGTTCGTATGTTTGACAACGGTTTTGTCTATATTGCTGAAGCGTTGTGAAATAATTTTTCTTTAAATTAGTGCTGGCAGGTCTTACACGAAGAAGAGCCTTTCTTGGTTCATTGCAACAAAGAGGAGGGTTTGTGCAGACAGGCTGAGGATTATTAGTCAAATAGGGGCTGGGAGCAAAATCGGTGACCACGCTAATTCCGTCGCACGTTTTGCAATCTAAACCATATTGAGTGGTTTCATTTATTTCATCAGTTGGGTTGTGTTTCACCGAGTATCCTCCAGGGCGGTCCATAAGCTGACCAATTAATCCACCAGTTTTGTTTTCTAAACCTGCCGTGGATTTGCTCATTCTATTTCCGTTAAAACTAACACTTTGAGTGGGATCGGCAGGATTAATAATTTTGTTTTGATAAGGTGCTTGAGTCATTGTGCCTTTTCTAAATTGCCATTTGAGTGGTCTTGCTAATCCTTGTTTGTAAACAGCCATATTTGTAAGATCATTGTTTGTTAAAGGTCTAATGCTACCTGAAGTTATTCCAACCGGATTGCTATATCTTCCAGTTCCTTTCCATGTTTTATACCCTGCAGTGAAAGGAGCATTAGGAGATGAATTGTTATATGAATGCATGCCTTGAGGATAAAATGCTGATGACATTATATATTATAAATAAAGAAGAAAATAAAAGTATTTATATATATTAATGTTAGTAAGGTTTCTTATTATATTTTTTATTTGTTTAATAGTGTATCAGTTCTTTTTAGCTAATTGGGCGACTGTTGAAGGGCTTGAAAATGGTGCAAATGATCAATCGGCTTGTTCCTCATCTGTTTTAGCTTACAAGAATTCAGCGTCCATTGAAATTTTACAAGATCAAGTAAATAAACTTATGGGGCTAGATAAAGAAGTGCAAGACATAAGTGGAAACGTTATTGTATTAAATGATCAAGTTACTGCTTTAGTAAAGGCGCAAGCAGAGGCATCACAACAGTTGGCTGGGAATAAACCATTGGCTGTAAGCGGAACTCAAAGCGCATAAAATATTTTTATTTAAAGTTTAGATTCAATAAATTAATGAATAAAAATATTTATATAGCTATAAATTATATGTCAAACATATTTCAAAATGTATTAAAAGATGCAAAAGGTGTAGAAGAAAATTTGTTAGGACCAGATTATCCATATTGGCAAAATATTAAAAACCCACAAGCGCTTGGCATGTCAGACAATGGTAGCTTGTCTACAATGGCAAAAGACATTGATGGTTTGATTCAATATGTTCAAGTTTTGGTGACAGGTGGCGGAGCATCAACAACTGGAGGTCCTTTAGGAAACAAGTTTTTTTTACAGACTGGAGGAAAATGTAAAGATGTAAAATCCGACAAAGAAGTAGACAGATATATTTTTGTTAACAATATTCCTATGGGGAATGTTCCGTTCGTTTCTTCAGGGTTAGACACTAATTTTTCAGATTTTAAGGGTTTAATTCCAGGAACAATGAGTAATTTGAATGTATTAAATCCGTATGCTATTTTAGGCGCTTTTACGTCTGGTTCAACGCCAGATTGTCAGGAAATTACTATGCAAGTAGTTGGTCCAACTCCACCTAGCACCGGTGGATTGCCACCCAATGCAACTGGAAATCAAACTCATTTTGTCGCAACAGTTGACATTGGAAACATGGATCCATGTAATTGGGGAAATGGTAATGCAAATCCGGTTTCAGGACAAAGATGCAACGAGTCTTTCACAAATATGAGTTTAAGTCCTGCATCTATTGCGGATAGTTCCTTTCCGGATGATCCAATAGTTCAATTATACTTTGCTTGTTTGGGATTTCTTGCTATTTACATTTTGCATGGAATTATGAAAAAATAAAATAGTAACATATAAGTTTTTAAAATTTATATGTTAATGCAATTTAAAATTTAGTGCTTTCTGCGTCTGCGACCACCAACGGCAGGGCCTTGGACATCCCACTTCTCGTCAAAACCGACAACGGCTTGGCCGCCGCGTCTACGTCTGCGTCCGCCCATTGTTGAGCCACTGACCGCCTTCTTGGTCTTGTCCCACATGCCGGAAAACCAGCTGCCAACACCACTGGCAGCATTTCCGACGGTGGATGCAGCTGTTCCAACTCCACTAGAAACACCACTAGCAACATTGGAAACGCCAGCTTGTACGCCTTGGAATTGTCCACCGCGCTTGTAACGTCTACGTGAGCCGCCGACTCTGCTCTTCTTTCTTCTGGTTAATCCGCCAACAGCGGCACCGCCTCTGTGATTTCTTGTTCTCGCCATTTATATTATATTATAATATAAAAAATTATATTATAACAGTGTGTTAAAATTGCTAAATATGTTTTGCGTTAAGAGGGAATTGAACCCCCAGTTCAACCTTGGAAGGGATGCGTGTTACCACTACACTATTAACGCAACTTGGGGGAGAGAATTTATATTGGACAAGCTCCCCCCAATATAAATTTAAAATTGTTTTTATATTAATTTTTGTCTTAATACTTTTATTTCATAAGCATCTTGTATAACTGGAAGGCTGTTAAACCACCAGCAACTTCCACGACAATATAAGGCACCACATCACTAGCAGCCAACTTGCCGGCGGCTAAAAGTGAAAGTGTAACTGCAGGATTAAACGCTCCGCCTGAAACAGCACCACCCAATAAAACCGCCAATGCCAAAGCGGCACCGATGGCTAAATAGTTACCAGTTGCTAAAATAACAAAAACTAACAAAAGTGTTCCTAAAAACTCAACGACATACTTGTTCATTTATATATTTACTTAACATTTTTTTTTAATAAGTTTGAGACACCAAAGACCCTATTGCGCAGACTCTTCCGTTGCACAATGTGCTATTAAAAATAGATCCTTTCTTTGCAGGAGCGGTGCATCCACCTGATCTAACCATTCTTAATGCAGTTTTCACATCATTTCTATCATAGCATTTATAAGACAATGGCGCATTTGTAGGCAAGCCATATTTCAATGAACTTTTGCCAATAGCTGCACTCTTTTTGGCAGACATATACATTGATGATGTGGCCGGTGCTACATATTTTGTTGATTGAGAAACGTTGTACTGTCTCTGTGTGTCTGCAGAATATTGACTTGTAGAAGGAATCAAAGAATACATTTGTGTGCCTCTGCCAAAATTGTGTTGAGTCGTATTTGTTCTTCTATATTGAGCACGCGCTTGGGAAAAAGTGCTTGCACCATCAGAAGGGTAAAACTGAGGAGGATTAGGATGGATACCTGTAAGAACACCTAGCTGGCTATGAAACGTTGTATTTGGCGTTCTATTCGTGCTTAATGGTCCAATTACTGGGGCGCTGGCATATCCGCCGCTCATGTAAGGAATGTTTGTATACTGATGATAGGCAATTGTTGTCATATACTATATCTATGGAAAAGAAAATTTCATGCTTATCGTCTTTTTGTTTGTCTTTTTGTTTTTTTGTTTTGTCTCTTTTTTGTTTTACCACCAAACACTAGATTATTCTTAAATGTAATCTGATTCTCTTTTAATATTTTTTTAACATTTTCTATGCTTGATGTCTCCATTGAAATATTTTTAGCAACAGCATTAAGTTTATCAACTGTATTTTTGTAATTTGAATTATTGGTCCTTTTTAATTGAACAATTTTTGCTCTAATTTTACTTAATAATTCCCCAACTGTTCCATTGAAACCGTTAACATTTATTATTTGTTTCATAATATCAATTACTTCAGGTGTTGCAACTTTATTTTCTTCTGCAACAACAATTGATTCATCTTTAGCAACAGGAATAGACTCTTCTTCGGCAACAGGAGTTGTTGGTTTAGATTGATTATCTGACATAGATTTTTCTCTCTGTTCGTCAATAAGAGCGTTAATTAGTTGCAATCCTTCTTTTGCATTATCTTTGATGTCTGAAACGTCGCAATTCCCTTCAAGGCGATCAACATCAGCTAATATCATAGCGTTTCTTGTTTTTATTGTTGCTAAAGTTTGCAATGTATCACCCCCTTTTCTGCTTCTTTTACGCATATTTTTAGTTTTTGTCATTTTATATAATATAATTACACAAAATAAAAATAAATTATTGGTTAATAACGTCTAATAGCTCTAATAGCGGATTGAGCGCCAGAAAAGTTATTTCCACCATATGATGCATCATTGTAGTTCTTGTTGACAGCCTTTTGCTTGGCGTATCTAATGTAATCGGAACTGTCATAAACATACTTGGTGTTGCAAGATGATGGAGGGACGCCTGTTCCATCGCAGTGGTTTTGAATAGCGCCAAAATGTTGCTTTAAACCAAACATGCCAGGACGACTTTGAAAAGTCTGGCAAGGACCTCCGCATGAATAGTATTTGCGACTTAATAAATCACCAGCATTGTTAACGGCGCGAAATGGTGTGCAAATGGCCTTATCAGTGTTCAACATTCTCATAGCATAACCAGTGTTCCATGCCTGCTTAAGGGAGAAACGCGTGTCAATAAATTCATTGTTGTTGTTTGTGTTATATGTGGCTTGAGGAATGAACCCAGGAATTCCACCACCCAATTTAGAAACGCCGAGCGTTAAATTTATGCTTTTTCCACCGGAAGAGCTAATAGGATTTGTATAACCAACAGATGTCATTTTATATTATACAGATATAAAATTTTTGCAAAAGAAATAGACTTTTGCTAAAATAATATTTCTATAGTCGTATATTATAATGAACAGTCGCGTTTTATTACAATTTTTGATAACTTTTGTTATTTTTGTAACATTGGATTCTATTTACTTAACCTCTATGAAAGGGTATTTTGACAATCAAGTAAAATCAATTCAAGGGCGTGTCATTAATATGAATCTGATTCCTGCAGTTTTGTGTTATATTTCTCTCGTGTTCGGCGTTTACTATTTTATAATTAAAGAGAGAAAACCGTTGTTGGACGCATTCTTATTGGGTCTTGTAATATACACAGTATATGAATTTACAAATTGGTCGTTGTTTGATAACTGGAAACCAATGACTGTTGCTATTGATTCCCTTTGGGGAGCCATTTTATTCACACTGACAACAGCCATAAGTTATTTTATTTATGGTAAATTAAATAAGGGATAAAATACAATGTAACTATTAAATTAATTATGTTCCAATTTAAACTATACGTTGCTAAATGAGATGCGGCTAAACAAGAAAATATTATAATAGCGCTATCTCCTAAAATGGCAAAACCCCCAACTTCTTTCGCGTAACTCTTGAATGTATCTATCATTGCATTTGTTCCTTTCGGAACAAGAGAGAAAAAGTAATAGAATAAAATATCATGGGCAATTTGAATCGCTAGAGTTAGGCCAATAAATTTCCATAATGAAAATGCTGCAAAAATAAAAGGATATAAAAATCTCGCAATTAGTATTCCAATTATTACAATAAGAACATCTGCCATAACGGCCGAAAGCCCATAATTTCTATACCATTGTTCTAAAACTTTTGAACGCGAAGTCATGAAAGTGAAAAAAATTACAAAAGATTCAACCCACAAAACACCCACTAATATTGGAAGATAATCCGCAGTGTTGTTAAAGTTGGATATGTTTTGGAATAATTGCATATATAATATATATTTATATTATATATGTCTTCAGATAATACTCTTGTATTTACTATTGGTCGCATGAATCCTCCCACACCAGGACACATGGCATTAATTGAAAAACTTATACATCGCGCAGCGTCTTTAGGACAAACAAAAATTGGAATTATATTATCTCACTCACAAGACATGCCAAAAAATCCGTTTAATTGCGATGATAAACGTAAAATGTTATTGTCTGGGTTGATTCAGGCATTGAAAGAACAAATGAAAATGAAAAAATATGCTCCTCCAATTTCTCCTGGAAGCATAGATGCAATTGAACCAATTATTATTTGCATGGATGATGCAACTCCACCAGAATTTGGAAAACATCCCATTTTAAAATCATTAAACGCGTTAATTTCTAGTTATAGTGAGCCGATTGAAAGGGCTCTTTTAATTGTAGGACAAGATCGTGCAAGCGGTTATAAATTTGTTAAAGAAGCTTTGAGTAAGAGAACACCACCAATTGAGCTTGATGATAGCGATTTTTTGGCAAGACCAGAAGGCGCTATATCCGCAACATATGTGAGAGAACTTGCTTATTCTGGAAATTGGGATGAATTCTTAAGAGTATATGCGACAACTGGTTTGCCTGAAGAAAATATTAGATCAATTTACGAAGGTTTACGTGCTATGGCCGCGTCAGCTTCAGGATCTAAAAAGAAAGGCAAGGGTGGAAAAAGAACAAAAAGACGTAATTCAAAAAGAAGTAAAAAATCAAATAAAAGTAAGAAAAATAAAAGAACAAAAAGACATTACAAATAAACAAAATGGAGTTATTAAATTTCTATATTTTTGGCAGCACCTTTTTGAAAGGTGGTTAATAATCTGTAATGACGCGAGGTGCAATGTTCATTGTAATCAACTCTTGGAACAACAGTTTGCATGCATAAGGAATCTCCACATATGCAAAGTCTGTCCTATTGTCACACGTTCTGCAATGATGAATGTGCATTTGGTCATTGTAAGACGCAATTAGACCACACTTCTTGCAGACATGCACTTGATATTTATCCGATGCATCATATAGACGGCCTCGTGTGAATCTTGCGGCTCCATTGGAAATCATCGCATCTCTTTCCATCTCACCAAACCTTAGACCACCATCGCGCGACCTACCTTCAGCAGGTTGACGTGTCAAATTTACCATTGGACCAATAGAACGACTGTGTTGCTTATCTGCGACCATGTGCTTCAACCTTTGGTAAAACACTGGTCCCATAAAGACTGTGCACTCCATTTGTTCACCTGTAAGAGCATCATACATAATCTCATTTCCATTAGATTCGTAACCGACTTCTTGTAACTTTTTGCAAATGGTCTTCACATCAAGTTCACCAAAGCTTGTTCCGTCACCAAACAGACCAAGCTCAACCAACGTCTTGCCAAGAATTGTCTCCTTGAGCTGCGCAATAGTCATACGAGACGGAATTGCATGAGGGTTCAGGATTAGGTCTGGCTTTAACCCACTTCTAGTGAAGGGCATGTCCTGCTCTGGAATAAGATTTCCGAGCGTGCCCTTTTGACCACTTCTTGACGAAAACTTGTCTCCGATAACTGGTTTTCTTACCGCTCTCAGACGAATCTTTGCAAAGTTGTATCCGTCTCCATTTCGGTCAATGTAATTCTTATCAACATACGTCTCCTCGTCCGTTCTGTAAACGCGACTTTGATCTTCATATTTAATTACCTTTGTGTGATCGTTCCTATTCTCCTTGATAGGAGTCACCTTGGAAATAATAATGTCGCGATTCTCCACCAACACATTTTCAGGAATGACTCCGCGGCCATTCACCTTGTTATAATTGGCGAATTTCATCCCCTTGGTTTTTGTGGGGTCAGGCTTGCATCTAATTTCCTCGTCACCATTAATTTTTTGCTTGTCCTCATCTTTTTCAGTGTGGTAAACGGTTGCTTGAAATAATCCGCGATCAATAGAACCCTTGTTGAACAACAATGAATCTTCCTGATTGTAACCAGTGTGAGTCATGATGGCTACAATTGCATTAAATCCTGACGGAATCTTATTAATTTGGATCATGTCCATAATGCGCGTGTCAACAAACGGTCTAGCTGGAGTGTTTAGAACATATGCAGTCTTATCCATTCTAGAATCAAAATTGGTTACATACATTCCCATAGCCTGTTTTGCCTGTGCACATTGATATGTATTTCTAGGAGATTGGTTGTGCTCAGGGAATGGAATGCAAGACGCTAGAACTCCAAAGATTGTGCTGGGATGAATCTCACAGTGAGTATATTTTTGAATTCTGTCAGCGTCCTCTTTAACCATTAGCTCATTGGGCTTCATTGCGAGCATAGACCACGCTTGCTCCTCTGGGTCAATATATTCAAGCACCGCATCATCAATTCTGCAATTGGTTAACAAGTCGTCCCATGTCAGCTCATTTTTATTCAACTTATCAATAACGCTCTTTGTTAGCAAAACATTTTTGTCCTTAACTCGCAAAACAGGACGCGTTAGACGCCCACTGTCATTGCAAACGCGAATTTCGTTCATTTTGTAATCAAAGATAATAGACGTGTAAATATTAATAATACCTTGATGCTTTTTGTCCTTTAGCATGGTATACAATTCTAATGGTGATTCAGTAATACCAACCCAAGCGCCGTTAATAAACACTTTGGTTTTGTCATACATATCCACAGATTGTAACGTTTGGATGTCAATTATGTGCGGAGTAACATATTCATGAATTGGCATACTGTTGGAGTGAATTGTAATGTGAGTCATGTAACTCAAATTTTTGACAATACCAACAGACGCACCTTCTGGAGTTTCTGCAGGGCAAAGGAAACCCCATGATGTGTTGTGCAACTTGCGAGGAGGAATCAACTTGCCACTCTTATCCGTAGGAGTTGAAATTCTGCGAGCGTGGCTCAAACTGGACACATAAGTCAAGCGATTAAGAACTTGAGCAACACCAACCTTGTTACTATTAATGTGCTTGATTCCAAAATCACCGGTTGACAGCGCTCGTTTGATTCCATTCTCAATCGTAGTGGATTTGATAATTTTATAAATGTTTGTCTGATTAATAATGTTCTGGTAATCGTCGGTTGATTTCCAAGAACCAGTGTTAATTTCTTTAATAATTTGCTTTTCCATGTCCTTTACCAACTTGTTAAAGTAGTTTCTGAACAAGTTGTTAAGCAAAACGCCTGTCAGGTCAACTCGCTTGTTCAGATAAGAATCTCTGTCGTCCTGCTTTGACCAATTGCAGCTAGCTTGCAACAGCTTGTTTGTCATGTATCCGAGGAAATACACTTTTTGCTGAGCAGTACTGCAATGTGGGAACAGATCGTTGGAAAGAATGTCCAACGTAAAGTCGTGCTTCTTTTTAATTCCAGTTTCCTTGTCCATGTTAATAGGAGTATACATCACATAACTAGTAATATGTCTAATACACTCTTCTTGTGTCATGTAGCCATTTGCATCAATAATAGACGCTTGCAAACACCGCATAATTTCCTTGTGCTTGCTGCTTTCAATGTCTAGAATAATTTTCTCACAGATTTCCTTGTCCGAGATTACACCCAACGCACGGAATGCAACGAAGAGTGGAATTGGTTGCTTCACCCTTGGCAGTTGAAGCATAAGAGGAAAACCAAAACCATTGTTCTTGGAGGAAACCATCATATTAATCTGCTTAGGAGAAATGCACTTGTAATCTGGCACTGACTTAATTTCTGCTTGCCAAGTATACTTGGTATTATTCTTGGACACATTGAAGCAGTAAACCTTGTTTTCAGCGGCGCGCTCTTGACCAAGAACAGTCTTTTCAGAACCATTAATGATGAAATAACCGCCTGCGTCAAACTTGCATTCGCCAGTATTTGCGTGCTCCACGTGCTTGTATTGGTTAAGCACGCAAATGTTAGACTTTAACATGATAGGCAACTTGCCAATGTGAATTTGCGGAAGCGTCTTATAGAAGGTTTGAACGTTTTCAAGATTCTCGCCATTTCTAACGACAAATTTAATATTAATGTCAATGGTCATGGCAGATGCATAAGTGAAGTTGCGCAACCGTGCCTCTTGCGGAAACATCAACTTTGTGGCTCCATTGTTCTCTTGAATCTGAGGACGGTAAATGTGGAAATTCTCAAAAGTAATGAAAATCTCCAGCGCGTGCTTTCCGGATTTCAAATCAAAATCTTGTTCAGACGCAATGTGAACAGGATTGAACATTTCTATGGTTTTATTTATTTGATAACCGACAAAGTTATTGTAAGACTCAAGCTGATGTCTTACCAAACGTTGTAGATGTTGACCTTTAAAATAAGATTCAATTATACTCCATGGTGTTTCAATATATTTATCTTGCTCTGGATTAAAGCTATCTTCTGACGACATGGTATTTGTGATTGAACTCATTTTTTCGGTTATTTATTATTTCAATTTGTTTTTAAATTGTTTCAACAAAGAAAGTTGTCGCGTAAATAAAATATAACAATAATATATTAAACATGTTTAGAAATATTTCTGACAAAGCAAAGGGAATGTATAGAGATCCACTTGGAAGTGCCCAAAGATTTATTAAAAAACGCACTGGTTCATATTTAACCGAGTCCCAATATAACCAGTTGTCCGCGCTAACGAATCAATTAGCAATTGACTACAATGTTAACAAAGTTATTGAAAAATACGGAGTTAATAAGGAAGAATTGGTGAAAGAGTTTCTTATACAAAGAAATATTATTAATTATGCATTAAATAGCGTTTATAGTCGCAGATTGAAATATTTGGAAGATAAAATAGTAAGTGACCCTAGAAACCCTGAAACAAAACAAAAAAAAGACGTTATTGAAAAAGTTATGGAAAAACTTAACGTCATTTTAAACGCTATTAATGCAAAATTACAAGAGATTGATCCTGATGGCGTAATTACAAATAAATTAATGGCTGAAGCAAAAGTCAAATATGGAAATGCTGGCACTTACTCTTCATCTTATTCTGTATTGAATGACCCATCATTTTGGTTACTCATGCAAGGCGTTGATTTTAGAGTGTTATTAGAAGGATTTGGATATATATTGTCAGGAATTGGAAATGTATTTGGAAGCATTATAATTTCAATTTTGACAGGCGGACAATCAGGTGGAGTAAAAAAAATCAAGACTACAAAACGCGCAAAATGCTCAAAACGAAGACATACAAGACGTTGCAAAAATTAAATAGAACTTTTTAGTAAAGAATATAAATATAACAACAATATATTTATATTAAAAATGGGCAGGCAACGCGTGCGTCAAAATTATAAAGACTTTATTGAAGAAATGGATAAGAGGAATTCATCTGATAAATCTCTGCGTGAAGAAAAAAATGAGTGCGACAAAGAAACTATAGACAAATTAGTTTTAAAAATAAATAAAAATTTTGAAAATACATATTTTGATAAAATAGAGGTCTGCACAACAAATCAGGATTTATGCGACGACCCTAACAAATTTGTTGCAAATTTGCCAAGCCCCAATAACAAGAAATATCTTTTTATAAAAAAACCAAATACATCCCCTATTAAAAAACCTGTTGAAAAACCTGTTGAAAAACCTGTTGAAAAACCTGTTGAAAAATCAATTGAAAAATCAATTGAGCCAAAAGGTTATTCCGCGTGCATTAGTTATTCATGTTGTCTCTCAGATTTAATAAAAGAACAGACAGAAAAAATGAAAAAAGATCTTAATTACTGCGCACCGCCTGAAAGAACTCCTAGAAAAAAATGGGATCATCAGAGAGAACAAAATAAACCGATTATTCCAATAATCACAAAACCAAAAACAAAAGTAAATATTGATGTGGAAATAAAAGATATTGCCGGTCTACTTAAACTCATAAAAGATTATCCACTAGATGAAACAATAGAATATAACATTAATATGGATGGTCTTCATAAGATTAATTCTTCTTTAATGGACTTGAATAACATGATTGGAATGAAGGAACTCAAAGAGAACGTTGTTGATCAAATTTTATATTTTATTCAAGATCTTCATAAAAATGGAGAGGGTGATTTTATGCACACTGTTATTTATGGTCCCCCAGGAACTGGAAAAACAGAAATGGCAAAAATTATTGGTCAAATATTCAGCAAGTTGGGTATTCTTAAAAAGGGTACATTTAGAAAGGTAACAAGAAGTGATTTAATTGCTGGTTATTTAGGACAAACGGCAATTAAAACACGCGACGTTATTAACGAATGTTTAGGCGGAGTTCTATTTATTGACGAGGCGTATGCTCTTGGAAATCCTGAGAAGAAAGACAGTTTTTCCAAAGAATGTATAGATACATTGTGCGAGGCATTGAGTAACTATAAAGAAGATCTAATGGTTATTATTGCTGGTTATGAGTCTGAATTGAAAGAATGTTTTTTTAATTACAATCAAGGTCTAGATTCACGTTTTACTTGGCGTTTCAAAACAGACGAATATAAGGGAGAAGAATTATATAATATCTTTTTGAAAAAGGTAAGTGACGCAAAATGGACTATTGACACTGAGTCTGATGCAAAAATTGCCAGTGCTTGGTTTGAAAAGAACTTAGACTATTTCAAATTTTTTGGAAGAGACATTGAAACGCTGTTAGCAAAAACAAAAATAGTTCATGGTCGCCGCGTATTTTGCAAACCAGTGGAGGAAAAAAGAAAACTAACCATGAAAGATTTAGAAAAGGGGTTTGAGTTGTATCTTAAGAATGATGAAGTTAAGAAGAGAAAGGAAAATGAAAGCATGAGAAACATAATTAAAACAATGTATGTTTAACCACCTTTAGAAAAGGTGGAGCCAAATGGATACACTCTTTATACTATCTTAATGAATAATTTATAAAAACTGATATACCTTAGTGTGTTTTAATTTCAAAAATGTTTTTTGTTTGTATTATAATACACAATGTCTACGCAAAAAAAAACAATCCAAATTAACCCAGATTTGTTTAATCTTTCCGATAAAACTAAAAAAAATAGGGAGAGAAGAAGCAGACCAAGCGCACAGCAGTTAGTTGTTAAACCCAATTCTCTCAAAAAGCATTTAATAAACAGAATTAAAGAACACAAAATGAAGGAAAAAACTGGCGGTGAGAGCGTCTTGTCAGGTGCGTCAAAGTCAGAAAATTCTAATTTTACAAATGAATTATACGATTCTTTCAATTATTTATCAAGCTTATCAAAAAAACATAAAGAAGACAACGATAAAGAGAGAAAAAGAAATCTTCTTGCAAATAAGACTGTTAAAAATTATAATGCGCCGCCTGAGGTCCCTTCTTACTTTCAGCAAAACTTGAGCTCTATGCCAATGGTTAATTTAGAATTACCAGATGAACTTAAAGAAACCTATACGCCTGTTCTGATAGAACCGTCCATGCCAAATATAAAAATAAATGCTTACACACCAGGAGAACTTGTGCCTTATGGATGTTTAAAAGGCGGAACAAAACCAACGTATAGGACTTGGAATGCCACTAGGAAAAATTATGATTTAATGCAAACTGTTACATTACCAATTTCAGCGCCAATAGCGCCCCATCCCATCTCCATATCGTTCCCTCAAGAAAATTTAGAAGTAACGGAGAGAGAAAGAAAGTTGGAATTATTAAAAATGAAGATGAAAAAACAGCAAGATGATGAAAAGGAGAGAGAACGTGAAAAAGAAGGAGAATCATTTATTGAACAACCTTTTTTTGAACCTATAAAACTTGCGCCTATTGACACTTCTATTTTAAATCCAAAAATTGAGGTTAGCAATGAATTAAAAGAAAAGTTAGAAGAGCACGCTGGACCTCCAAAGAAAAAATATATAAAAAAAACAATTCGCAAGAAATATACTCTTGGAAAATCAAAAATGTATAATACAGTTTCAATATTATTAAAGGATAATCACACCAGAAAAAATGTTATTAACGCACAAAAAGAACTAAAAAGAACGGCTATTGGTGATATTAAAAATTATTTGAAGACACGCGGTTTGATAAAGGTGGGAAGTAATGCACCAAATGATGTATTGCGCAAAACGTATGAATCCGCAATGCTTGCAGGAGACATTATTAATAAAAATAAAGAAACGTTACTGCACAACTTTTTAAATGATACAAGAAGCTAATAAATTAATAAAATAATATCTTTCCTTATTTTAAGACAAAGATGGAAACTACAAAAAATAAATTACCAGATGACATAAATGCTTTTTTTTCTAAGCTTAGTAAATATTTAGATACTAAATTGTTGTTTTATGGAAGCGTTCAACGATCTGACTATTTTCCAGGTTCAAGTGATATTGACGTTGATATATTTACAGACAATGTAGATAGCACAATTACTAAGCTGCAACATTTTTTGAATGTTAAGAAATCAAAATTTAAGAAGGTTATATGGAGATTATCAACTACAGGAAGAATGGTTTATGGTTACAAAGTAACTTATAAAAATAGTGACATTAATTTGGCCGCAGAATTTGCCATTTATGACAACCGATATAAAAAACAAGTTTTGGAGAGGCATTTAAAGAAAACCATTGTTCCATTCTATATTTCTATTATTTTGTATATTATCAAAAAGTTATATTACGATTTGCAGGTTATTAATTTAGAATGGTATAGATATTTTAAAAATAATGCACTTTCTCAAGGTCTTGGAATGCCAGAAGAACAATTTCTGGTATTAAACGTAAAATCAGACAAACATAAATAAAAATAATATGAACTCATCCGTTTTGTTTATATTATTCTAATATTCAAAGACCTTTGATGCGTAAGCCAGAATTTCTTTTTCAATTGTCATAGACGGTGAAGTGCTCTTCATTATGCATCTAGCATTCAGAGTTTCTTCATATTTATCCTGTTTCTTTCCATTTTTCATATATTTTATAACTTCCCAATTTGGACAAGCAAAAGGATAATCGCGTGGAAGCACAATAGATATTCTCATTATTAAATTTGGCTGCCACAAATATGAATAAATCAAATTATTAATATCTCTCGGCAGTTCCTTGATATAAGTTTTTAACGGATTATAAACCGTGAGCTTTTTTATGATAAGTCTATATTTGAAATTGCTTGTTCTCTTTAATGAAATGGAATGCTTTAAATAATCAGTGTCATCAATTCCAAAATATTTTTCCAGTTTTTTCATATACGCTATATTGCACAACGATTGATGTCTTTTATTTATAATTCTCAAATTATTGCAACAACATTCAGCATAATGGCATGCATTGCACAAAACTCCAAGTTCTTGCATTGTTTGATTTGCTATAACATTTAACAGCATTATATCTTTCAATTTTTAAAAGAAATCTTGCAGTCCTTTATATTATCACAAATCAGATTAAAGAGAGAAACAGTATTATACTAATATAGTTAAAAGATAAATGGCACTTATCAAAGACTACTTTGCAAAAACAGAACAATATATTTCAGAATATGGAGAGAACACCATTGTGCTTATGCAAGTTGGAGCTTTTTACGAGGTTTATGGTCTTCAAAATAAAACAACAGGAGATGTTAAGGGCAGTCAAATTATTGCTTTCTCTCAAACATGCGACTTGAATATTGCCGACAAGAAAATTTGCGTTGGAAAAGAGGGCGTTGTAATGGCAGGTTTCTCTCATTACATGATTGACAAGTATTTAAAGAAGCTACAAGAAGCTGGATTTACTGTTATTGTTTATACTCAAGATGAACAAGCAAAAAACACTACACGCAGTCTATCTGGAATTTATTCTCCAGGAACTTATTTCTCTCTTGAATCCAACGCTAAGATTACAAACAACATAACTTGCATCTGGGTTCACGCTTCAACTAACATGAAATCTAGAGACAAACAGATTCACGTTGGAATTGCAAATATTGACATCTATACTGGAAAATCAACTATTTTTGAATTTAATGAATTGTTTTTAATGAATCCTACAACATTTGATGAATTGGATCGCTTCAATTCCATTCATAATCCAAGCGAAGTTATACTTGTTGGCAATATTGGCGAAAAAGATATGGATAATATTATTAATTACGGCAATATACAATGCAAATCAATTCATAAAATTATTACTACTGAACAAACAGAAAATGCAAAGAGGGCAAATAACTGCGAAAAACAGACTTATCAAAAAACCGTTCTTGAAAAGTTTTTTAAGATGACAGATTTTGACGTTTTCTCTCAAAACTTCTACGAAAATGCTATCGCCACTCAGGCATATTGTTATTTGCTTGATTTTATTTACCAACACAACCCAAATCTAGTCAATAAGTTGCAAGAGCCTGTATTTGACAATTCTTCAGAGCGACTAATCCTTGCAAACCACTCTTTAAAGCAATTGAATATTATTGACGATGGAAATTACACAGGAAAATGCTCATCGGTTGAAAAGTTATTGAATCTGTGCATTACGCCAATGGGCAAGCGAAAGTTCTCTCATTGTCTTCTGAATCCAACTACAAATTCTCAGCATTTAAATGAGGAATATAACATTACTGAACACATATTGGAAAAACATATTGGTAATTATCCAACTCTTAAAAACAAGCTTCAGCTTTTGAAAGACGTCTCCAAAATTGGACGACAGCTTGTCATGAAAAAGATTTCTCCAAAGACAATGTTTCAGTTTTATAATAATCTTTTAAGCATCAAGGATATTTACGAGTCGCTTGTTAAGGATAAATTGCTCCTGGATTATTTTCATAAACGCATGGATAAAAACGAGTGCACAAAAATTGCCGAATATTGTGACATTGTAGTAAAATTTTTGGAAGACAATTTGGTTCTCTCATTATGCGATGATATTGAAACAACTCAACAGTTTGAAGTAAATTTTATTAAGAAGGGTGTGGACGCGGATCTTGATAATAAGAAGCAATTGCTTCTAGAATCCAGTAATAAATTAGAGGCAATTCGTGAGCACTTTAATGACAATATTATGAAATATGAGAAGAAAGCCAAAGCCACAGACTATGTCAAATTGCATGAGACTGAAAAGAATAGTTTTAGTCTTGTTGCCACAAAGCGCAGATGCAACAACTTGAAGGAGATTGTTAATAAAAATGCCGAAGAACAAGGAGGCATAACACTAAATTATATTTCTAGCGAAGATGGAGAAACACATTCCACTTTTTGCATAAAGCTGCGCGACAATCTCTTCTTGAATGCGCAAACCGCGTCCAACGACTCCATTTCAAACCCTGATATTACTGAACTATGCAAGTCTATGTCGTCTGTTAAAATTCAAATGAAAGATCTTATTACTGGAGTTTATAATAAAATATTGAATAGAATGGATGAGTTTCAACCACATATTCTTGCAATTGTTGATTTTATTACAATTGTTGATGTCATTTTCGCAAAGGCAAATATTGCAAAGACCTTTAATTATTGCAAACCTACGATTGTTAATTCAGATAAATCTTATTTTAATGCTACAGATTTACGCCATTGTTTGATAGAACACCTGCAGCAAAATGAACTATATGTTTCCAATGACGTTGCACTCGGAAATAATGTAATAGATGGAATATTGTTGTATGGAACTAATGCAGTCGGAAAAACTAGTCTAATAAGAGCGGCAGGAATTGCAGTTGTAATGGCTCAGGCTGGCTTATATGTTCCTTGCTCGTCATTCCAGTTTAGTCCATACCAATATATTTTTACACGCATTTTGGGAAATGACAATATGTTCAAGAATCTCTCTTCATTTGCAGTTGAGATGTATGAATTGCGAACTATTTTAAGACTTGCAAATGAACGCAGTCTAGTTTTAGGTGATGAATTATGTTCTGGAACCGAGAGCATTTCTGCGACAAGCATTTTTGTTGCTGGAATCCTAGATTTGCATGCTAAAAAGAGTAGCTTTATATTTGCGACACACTTGCACGAGATTATAAACTATGAGGAGATTTGTCAGTTAGAAACCGTTGTTTTGAAACACATGGCGGTAATTTATGATAGAGAAAAGGATATTTTGGTTTATGATAGGAAAATAAAAGATGGTCCAGGAGATAATATGTATGGGTTAGAAGTTTGCAAGTCACTCAGTCTCCCTGCAGACTTTATTGAATCTGCGCATAATATTCGTATGAAATATCATCCAACATCGGCAAGCATTCTTTCTCTCAAGACTTCGCATTTTAATAGTAAGAAAGTTGTTGGAATGTGCGAGTTGTGTGGAAAGGAACCAGGCAAGGAGGTTCACCATTTGCAACATCAAAATTTGGCCAATGAAAATGGACACATAATTAATCCAACTGGAGGAGACGCCTTTCATAAAAATCATGCAGCAAACTTGATGACGTTGTGTGAAAAGTGCCATGATAAAATTCACAAGGAGAAGAAAACAATGCACAAAAAGGTTAAAACTAGTAAAGGAACTGTTGTGCAAAATATATATCTCTAATTAATATATATATGCCATTTTTTACACGATCAAATAATACAGGAGCTACTACAGAAAAAAATTATGGAGACGTTCACTTTATATCATTTTATTCAGCAGTTCTTTCAAGATTTGCATATTTTAGCGATAAAAACTTCTTAGAACAATACAATAAAATTATTGGACCCATTATTCCAACTCCAATTTTGTCTGCAATGAACTCAATTAATGATATACCTGAGATATTGGACGACGAAACAACGTTTGATTTGAACAATAACCCTTTAAACCTTCCTCTTTTTACATATAAAGGAAAAAAATTTATTGCGTTTGATGACATGGCAAAAAAAATTAATATGATAAACGGCGAAGTAAAAGAAACTTATGAATTAACGTCAGATGAACAATCTCAACGCGGTGCATACGGCAACGTTCAATACATTTCTATAGCAACATCAAATTATGGGGAGATATATGTTGTAGCAGACAAAAGAATGCCCAATTGTATTTGGGTTGTATTTAGAGGAACTTATAGTGGAAAAACGGCTGGAGCTTACACAAAACCAACTTCTCTCGTTCCTCTTTATGTTGGAAATGCGCAAGGCAAGAGAGAATCTTATTTATATGGAATTTTTAAATTACTTACCGATTCTATCCACACCATTATTGAAGCCACACGATACTTGGCCGTAAATCATTTGGGGTCAGAAAACCCAAATTCAGTAAAAGTTTTCACAGCAGGACATTCTCTTGGTGGAGCTCTTAGCACAATTTTTGCGTATATTTGGATGCATGTAAGAACCACTTCTCCATACAACGTCTATCCATACAACGCTTTAACTAGCAAAATATGTTGCGTTAGTTTAGGTTCTCCTAGATGCGTTAATAATGACATAAGTGAATTATTTTGCGGTTATGTTGAGAGAAAAGAAATTACATTTTTAAGGGTAACCAGCAGAGGAGATCCTGTTCCATCCATGCCTTTCAAGGCCGCTTATTTCTCTCATCCTTGCTCAGATAGTGTGTCTGCAAAGAAGAATCTGAGAGAATTAGTTTCCGAGGACTGCAATGGTTTGTATAAAATTACAACAGGAAAACCAGGCGTTTATTATGACAAATCTTTGGATTGCACTAACAAAAAGGGTAGAACTTATTTACCAAATCCTTTAAAACACACTATTTATCTGAATGTCCTTTATAGAAGTGCGGTAGATATTCAGAAATTTATAAAATCAACTGTTACTTCAGCAGAAATTCAGAGGACCCCAACTAAAAGCACCGAATGTCGTTTAATTATTTATGATAGTGATAAAAAACAATATAGGGTCGTTTTTTTTGACGTTAATGCAGCAAGATTAAAACCTGTATTAGAAATTGCAACAGATCCTCAAATGGGAGGCGGCGTTAGTATATTTGGCAGCAAGAAAAGTGGAACAGGAGCTGGTTTAAATACACCGAAGGACGTTTCTGAAGATATTAGAATGACACAGAAAGTATTTGACAGTCTTATGGAATCGGCAACTGTTTTTGACATTACCAGCCCACTTCCAATGCAAGGACCTTTACAAGATCCATTTGCAAATCAAACCGAGGTTGCACCAAATGTATGCGTTAAAATAACACCTGTAGTTGAACCTCCTACAACAGGCGGAAGAAGAACAAGAAAGCGCAAAATAACGCGCAAAAGAGGAAATAAGAAAAATAAAAAAACTCGCAGACATTAAACCAAAAATAAAAACAAATAATATTGCTATATTTTATGAAGATGAACTTCACAAAATACATTAAACCATATTTGCCAATAATATTTGTTGTTATTGGCATTCTTGTGTATAATTTCTCAACAAGTAGAGCAGGGAAAAAAATTGAAGGTTTAGACGATATGTCAGTTAGTTTTTGCAATACGTTTGGTGGAGATAGCACTAAATTAGAAAGCGCTTGCGAAAGTTTAACGTCTAAAAATTGCAAATCTAGCAGCTGCTGCGTTTGGGCAAATGGAAACAAGTGTTCCGCAGGAGGCATAACAGGTCCAACTTTTAAAACGGATAAAGATGGCAATAAAATCACAGTTGATAATTATTACTATATGAATAAATGTTATGGAAACAATTGCCCAAATTAAATAATAACTTATAATAAAAATAATAATATCATTTTATTATAACTAAAAATATGGCAGATTTAGCAGTAGAAGTTTCTGATATTCAAGAAGATTTTTGTATTAAATTAGATGAATATCCAATCCTTACTAAATTTTCAACTTCAGAAGAATATAAAACAAAAGAATTTTTTGACGAGTTTGAACGGCTTGTTCCTGGAGGTGTACATTATTTTAAGTTTAGAATTGAATTAGCATCTGACGGAAATATAACAATAACTCCATTATTAAACTCAGTGCCAAGCTATATAAGTGATAATTATCGTAGAAATCCAGGGTTTTTTTCAGGTTATATATCTTTTCAATTAGCAAATAGTGGAATATTACCATCACTTGCTGAGCTGATTCGTTTGGGAAATCAGGTAACTATTGCATTACGCGTAATTGGAAAATCTAAACGAGACTTTACAGATTCCTTCTTTAACTTTCATAAAGACCAGACTATTTTTACAATGTTACAGTATTATAACTTTGGAAAACCATTCGTCTTTGGAACTGAGGTGTTATTGGGATATAAAGAAGACGAAACACTGTTGCCTCACGAACTTTTTGGCATTTTGCCCTTACCAGAAAAAGTTGGAAATTTAAGTACTGCTTTCTCAACAATAAGTGATGTAAATTCTGAATTAAAAGATTCTGGAGTTAATGCCGTTGTATTAAGAGGAAAATATAATAATGGTGACACAATGATATTCTCTGACCCATTGCTAAGACACGCCACCATCAAAGCAAATGAAGTTTATGAAAGTAATGCTATAAAAATAAAAATACCCAAAAAAGGTCAACTTAGTTTGCACAATGTACATCAAGATAGCGTTCAGGTGTGTTCTGTGAGAGAACCAACAACTCCAGAAATGGTTGATAATAGACAAGCCATTGGTATGTTTCTATTTTTAGATACAGAAAATTATTCTAGTGAATACTATTCACCTGACAAATTTGGAGAGCCATTTAAAATAAGCCTGACTCCTACGAGAGAAATAAAGACTATTAATTTTAACAAAGATGAATTTAAAGATTTTGTTGAGACCTTAAGCTCTGGCGAAGGATGTGTTGTTATTAGAGATTTAACTATTACAAGCCGAGGTGGAATAAAACAAAAAGGAAACAATAGAAAAAAGAAAAATAAGAAAAAAAAAACAATCAAGAAAAAGAAAACAAATAAAAAAAGAATGACTAAAAGAAGCAAAACGAATAAAAGAAAAACTAGAAGGGCTTACTAAATGTGCAATAAATCTTCCACCTTAGATAACGTATCTTTTGATAAGGATAGTTTATTTAAATTTCTCCTAGTATTTTTTTTATTGCTTTTTTTACCGACACCTTTACCAGAATCACTGCTTGATTTTTTCTTTTTTGATCCAAAAGTTCGTCTTCCAGATACCAATGATTCCGTTAAATTGCAACCATGAACAGAACATCTTGCGGATTCTAACACCATTTCTGGATGATCTTTTACTAATTTATCCATGTTTTTTGCAGATATACTAATTTGAACTCTACCTGCACGCTTTTTCTCAGGATTACCAACTTTGGGATTGATTGTAAAATAAGAACCGTTGCTAGCCATTTCTTTTTGCAGCGCCTTTGATGCTGATTTATATAAAGGGTTTCCAGTTTTCACCATTTCCTTTAAATTGTCAATTCCATTTTTTGTTTTTTCTAAATTTTCCCCAAGTAACGCGGTTCCCAATGAAGAGAAATCTAACCGGTCAACTTGTTGAATTTGTTTGGCATCACCTACTTGTTTATAATTAACAACAATTACTTCTAAAGGGGAATTTTTGTCCAATGTTTCAACAATTCTAGCGGCATCTCCAAAACATACTGTTTTTGAACCAGTGCATTTTATACTCACATTTTTTCCAGTTCTTTGATTTAGTTCTTTTGGGACATCGTGAATAGACGTGTAAGATATTCCTGAACCAGGATATACCCCATACACCGTTTGTAAAATTTCATTTTCCCAAGCTTCTCCGTGTCCTTGGACAGGGTTTCCCTTTGATTTTTTTGATGCCATATATTTAAACTATAAATTAAAATAAAAAATTGATTTGATAAAAGAACATAAATAAATTATAACAGTTTAGTATAAGGAATGATCATCCCAGTGAAATGTTTTACATGCGGCACCGTTATTGCGGACAAATACCGTTACTATTTGGAAGAGGTTAGAAAGCGAAAGCTAGCAAAGGATATGGACGTTGACAAAGTCGTTTATTTGACCAAAGAATTTAGTGAAAAGACACCAGAGGGAGAGGTCTTGGACGACCTCAATCTAAAGAAGATGTGCTGTCGCAGACATATGCTCACCCACGTTGATATTGAATAAATTTCTTTAGTTAATATATATGACAAAAAAGACTCAAAAGTTATGGAATATGAAAGGTTGTTCTAAGTCTAAATCTAAGAAAAATTTAGGTGGTAAAAGCAAAAAAAGAGGGGGATGCTGGTGGAAAAAGCGCGGTGGAACTCACAAATGTGGCCCTAGTTGCACATGCAGATCCAAACATAACTGCAAATACAATTGTCCTTTAAAGGAAAAAACTAGAAAGCAACGCGGAGGAAATTGTGGTTGCGGATTGCAAATGGGTGGCCAAAAAGGTGGTTGCCAACAATGTTTAGGAGGCGGCGTAGCCATACAATCAGGGGGTGGCATTGGTTATATTGGCAGCCCAACTTTTGGAAAGCCTTGGACTCCTGAAATCAGTGGTTGGCCAGGCGTTTCTGGACAACAAGGTCAGACAAATTTTTTCTCATTAAATAAATACGATAAACCTTATCTTCAAACTGAACAAATCTCTGAACGTGATCAAATAACTTATATGAAAGGTGGTTCTAGACGCAGAAGAGCCGGAGGAATTATACCACAAGACTTGGTTAATTTAGGAAGAAGCATGGTTTATGGCGTTGGTAGCGCGTATAATAGTTTGAATGGATATCCTGCTCCGGCAAGTCCATTACCATACAAAGACCAGTTTGCGAGTGAAGCCGCTACAAAGTCTTTGTTTGCTTAATCACAAGTTATGAGAAAAGGTGGGGCCAAATTTTTATGATATAACATTATTTTCTAATTATATATCATAATGGCGTTCCCTAAGAAGCTTAAGGATTTATGCACACCGGCATTTATTTATTTTGTTCTCTCCATGATTGGAATAATCTTTTCAGTCATTCAAAACTTTGGAAACAAACACACTTACAAAATGGGTATGTTTGTGGCCAATGTTCCCAGCACCATTCTTGTATTTGTTGTCAAGATCATCTACATCCTTTTCTGGACGTGGATTTTGAACTTGATTTGCAAGGACGGTCACACTGGAATTGCTTGGTTCTTGGTTCTTATTCCTTTTATCCTTTTGTTTGTTATCATGGGTTTAGTGATGGTGAACCCTAAAATGCTTAAGGGAATGGGAAAAAAGAACATGGGTATGTAAAATTAATAAAAACTGATAAATAAAATATACAATTATTATATTATGACTAATAATAAAATAATTAAGAATGGAATATCTTATGAAAAGAATGGATGGTTATATATTTCAGTAAAAGGACGTCCTAGAGAAAGAGGTTATGCATACGGCTATTTTTGCGCACCAGAATTCAAAAAGGTTCAAAAAATGTTAAGATTTATGTGCGATCATGAGATTGGTGAATCATGGGATTTTTTTATTGACGCCACAAAAAAATACTTTGAAGAGAAGATCCAGAAAAACTTTCCAGAATTCTACGAAGAAATTGAGGGAATTGCTGAAGGTTGCACGGCCGGCGGAACGCCCACTACAACTTTAGAGATTTTAACTTGGAATAACTATTTCACCATGTTGGATTCTTGGTATGGCTCCACTTTAAAAGCTTCTGGTGGCCCAGGTGGGAGAGAAGGAGGAGCAAAGGATCATTGCAGCGCATTTATTGCGGTTGGTGATTATACAACTGACGGAAAAATTGTAGTCGCACACAACAGTTTTTCAAATTTCATGGATGGTCAATACATGAACGTTATTTTAGATATGAATCCTCACAAAGGTCACCGTTTTATAATGCAAGCTTGTCCTTGTTGGATTTGGAGTGGCACTGATTTTTTTGTTACCGCAGCAGGAATTATTGGAACTGAAACAACAATCGGTGGTTTTAACGCTTATGAAAACAATTTCCCAATAGGATTCCGCATTCGCAAAGCAATGCAATACGGCGATACCATGGACGATTATGTTAAAATACTTTTACACGAAAACTCTGGCGATTATGCAAACTCGTGGTTGTTTGGTGACACGAATACCAATGAGATTTTGCGCCTTGAATTGGGTTTAAAGTATCACAATGTTGAGAGAACAAAGAACGGTTTTTTCATTGGGTTTAATGCCGCATATGATCCCAAAATTCGCAATAAAGAATGCGTAGACACTGGATTTGATGACACTAGAAGACATCAAGGTGCGCGTCGCGTTCGTCTTGGAGATTTAATGGAGGAAAATAAGGGGAAATTAGACATTGACCTTGCATTAAAATTAATTGGAGACCATTATGATGTGTATTTAGAAAAGGAAAACCCTTGTTCAAGAACTGTTTGCTCGCATTATGAATTAGACGCGCGCGAATATATGTCTGACCCTAGCAGACCAAAACCTTATCAACCAAGAGGTGCGCTTGATGGAACCGCAGCAAATACAGAAATGGGAAAAAATATGTCATTTATGGCGCGTTATGGCGCTTCATGCGGAATGGCATTTAACGCGGAGGAATTTTGTAATAAGCGCAGACAATGGGCATATTTAAAGCCTTATTTGCAAGATAGACCCACGCAGCCCTGGACATTGTTTAAAACAACAAAGTCATATAAACGCGCAAAAACTATAAGACTTAGAGAGAAATCCACCAAAAATACATCTAGAAGACCAAACAAATAAAGTAAAACGCTGTCGTAATAAAATTAATAGCAATCACCAAAAAATTTGTTGGTGTATTCAACTGACTTATTCATTCCTATATTTAACAACTCGGCGTAATTTCCTACATAATCATAATCACTATTATAACCATAAACAATTATATTTGGGGTCATATTTTCATCCCATATGTAATAATTATTCCATAATAAGGGTTTCGTGTTAGCCATATAATGCAATTGTTCACTTAAATTACCTTTAAAAACTATGTATTCTATAATAGGCAATTTTGGCAAAAAATAAAGAGTGTTTGTATCTTTGTCAGACCAAACTATGTAACGATGATGTATATAACCTTTGTAATTTACGTTTCCGCTGTCCACACCTTTCATCATTTCTATTAAAGGTGATGGAGTTTCAATGTATCCTCTTTTGGAAACTCGTGTCAATTCATTAAATGCAAAAAATGGGGTTGATATGTCTTCCAATGTGTGTCTAGAATAACAATAATCAAAAAATTTATTTTCTATCGGAATTGTTTCATAGTTAACATTGAGCTTTAAAAAAGTCTTTTTGCTGTATAATTCTGAATAAGTTTCGTCTATGTCAATGACATAATTTGATAACTCAAAAGGCTTATAGCCTGGCCCCAATTCTACTATTTTATCACAGTTGTTAGAGATACAAAGTGTTTTTATTTTGTTCATTACATTATCATTAGGAGTCCAAAATTTATTTATTATTTTGCTATAAATATCCTCGTTGCATTCCATATTTTATATTTTATCCGAGCTGTTACTTTAAATATTATTAATGCAAATAATATTATAAAAAAATATGCTATATTAT